CTCTTTTCAAGCAGCGCATTCCACTTGTTTATGCTCTGCAAATCAAACTGGCAGTTTCCCTCCGTGACCTCCCGGAGTTCATCGGGGGTCATAACAGGCATATACTTCTCAATCTCCAGCAGCCGGGCAAGGCGTTTCCGCACTTCATCAGCAGCAGAGGTTATCATTGCTCCCTCCCCAAGCAACAGCCACCGGGCATTAAGTTCTGGGAACTTTTCAAGCAGGGAAACTATCGGGCGTATGCCGATGCCGCTCTCCCCTTTTGTCAGCCTGTTGAGGTACTGGGGCGACCAACCCATAATCTCGGCAAATTCCGCTTGTTTGCCGGAGGTCTTGTATTGTATGATGTCAAGTAACCGCTCGTGTATCATTCCAACTCTCTTCTTGTTATCATCTTCCCGTCCTCATTTTTTAGAAAGGCTTTTCCGATAGTTTCAATTTTTATTGTTTCTCGAACCATGCCGCCATACGAATTAGCACCGCCAACATCTAACGTCCAATAGACCTTTGTACCGTCAATCTCGTATTTTTCGCTATATACTTTGACGGAATTTGGGTCTTTGGCGGTCTTTTTAAGATAGAGCATATAAATATCTCTTCCCTCTCTTACAGCTGAATTTTCGCAACTCATTAGAGCCAGCGAACAAAATAATACAAGTACGATTTTTTTCATTTTCCGAAATTCTCAATGATTGATAAAAGGCGGTCGATTTGCTCTTGGCTCTTGCTCAACTGCTCAGACTGCCTTTTGATGATTTCCAAATAGTCTTTCTCAGTTTTGTTTACGGTTACGGAGTGTCCTTGTATATTATCACCACTTTGGTTGTTTTGAACAATACCATTATTGGTAATGTTTCCCTCCCCGGTCAAGAGCCAATTTACAGATAAGCCAAACAACTCATTCCATTTCTGCGCCTGCTTCTTTCCAAAAGCCTTTTTGTCATTCAGTAAGGCATTTACATACGATTGCGACACCCCAAGTTGAGCGGCAATTTCCTCTTGTGTTATGCCCTTTTCTTTGAAAAAAGCACTCAATTTTTCACCTATTTTCTCCATAATCTATAATTTGTTGATTTTCAACACTTTACGGAGCGGCAGAAAAATTTATCACTTTTATAACCAAAAAAGTTGAACAAAAATTTTGTTTATAACTAAAAAGGTTATATTTTTGCATCAAGTTTCTAAACCGCTTTATAAAACGGTTTCAAAAATACAAATAAAAAACGAAGTAAACTAAAAAGTTGAGCAGAAAATATGATTGTAGCAACATTTTGGAAATCGGACTTTGCAGGAGACAACCTCGAACAGCTTTATGAAATACTAAAACAATACGCTGTAAAAGGGGTCGGATGCTGGTTTACGGATAGGACGAACTTCATACAGGCTTGCTTGCCTGATGAAGATAGTTACGAGTGGATAATGGAACACGTTGCCAACTATGGCGACCCCTCTCTGAATAAATAACTTAAAAAGTAGATAGATATGATTGATGTAAGAACACCCATTGAAAAGGCAAGGGACGAGCGGAACAAACGTATCTGCAATAGTTTCTTGAAGCTATCCAATGAAATGCCGGATTGCAGACCGCATCGCATCTTCGGACTGATAGCGGAAAGTGTGGGGATGACTATTCCCGGAGTGAAAAAGATTATCATTGATAACGGTCTGTATCAATGTAAGAGCAAGTAAACCAATTAGATTATTCATTATGGATATATTTGATAAAATCGGCAGTTGGTTTCAGGTGATTGCATCCGGGTATTTCGTCCTGTTTACCCTATTCCAGCTTATTAGAACATTGGTTAAACATTCGGACACATTCTACTTCCTCTGTTTTGCAGCAATGCTATTCCTCTCTTGGAGGTTGTTCCGCTTGTCATTGGTAGAACTGAAAGAACTAAAGAAAGGAGGCAAGAAATGATTACATCCATTGAGCCAAAAGTGAGCGACACAGGCAGGTACTCCGTTACTGAAACCTGTAATGTGCTGGGTATTCATCGCAACTCTCTCCGTAAGTACACGGAACAGGGGCTAATCAAATGCGGCTTCCGAAAATTGACTGCACGAAAGTTCTACGCTGGTCGTGAGATACTGAAATTTTGGAGGTCGCAACTATAAGAAACAACAAACAGCCGCAAGGCATAAAATTTTAGAGATATGAGCGAAATTATCGAAATCAAGCAAGCGGAAGTCTTGCAGGCTATCAATCGCAGCGAGATTGATATGCAGGTATCAACGGCAAAGCAGTACCCTCGCAACCTGCCGGAAGTTCTTAACAAGATTGCGACCTACGCAACTATGGACACTGAAACAGCCTCCGACTGTTTCTATGTGCTTCGCAGAGGCGGTCAGAACGGAAGCAACACCATTGAGGGGTTATCCGTCCGTATGGCTGAAATAATTGCCGGGGCTTGGGGCAACCTCCGTGTTCAGACACGCATCATCGGCAATGATGGTAAGACAGTTACTGCGCAGGGCATCTGCCACGACCTCGAAACCAATGTAGCCGTGAGCGTGGAGGTCAAGCGCAGAATTACCGACAAGTACGGCAAGACGTTCTCGGAGGATATGCAGGTTGTAACGGGCAACGCTGCCAGCGCAATCGCTTTCCGTAACGCAGTCCTGAAAGTCGTGCCTAAAGCCGTAACCAAGCGAGTGATTGCCGATGTCAAGCAGGTAGCCCTCGGTCAGTCCCTCGACCTCGAAACGAGCCGTCAGAACATGATACAATACTTCGCCAAGTTGGGCGTGTCGGAGGAACTTCTGCTTGAATACCTCGACTTGAAGAAGCGTGAAGAAATCGACAAGGAGGCTGTGTATGAACTCCGTGCTACCGCCAACGCTATCAAGGAGGGAACGACCACCGTTGAGGAAAGTTTCATGAAGCCTATTCAGGAGAAGCGGCAAGCCGCAGAAGCCAAGAAAAAGGCAGAGGAGGCAAAGGAAAAGGCACTGGCTGCCCAAAAGCGACAAGGCAAGACCGCCAAGGCTGACGATGTGCCGGAGAATGTCGATAAGGAGACAGGAGAAATCAAACAATAATATCAACCGGGGCGCAACGCTCCACAACAACAATCAATTATGATAAACGAAGCATTAAGACAAGCCATTGAAGGGTGGCAACAAGAGGACAAGGAGAAACGTGCAATCTTGGTGATTGCCATCGAAGAGAAAGAGCGCACGGAGGAGGAAACCCACTGCGAAACCGCTGTAGCCGTAATGGGTGGCAGTAAACACCTTGTCGAAGCGGTGAAAGCCGCAAAGAGGGACGGAGGCGTAGTAGCCCAAATCTTCAATAAGGCAGATTTTAGTTTGTTAATGGATAAACTTTGCAAGTAATATGAGTTACACAATCATCAGACCAAAAGACCGCAACGAGTGGTTGAAGCACCGTGAGAGCGGCATCGGTTCATCGGAAGTCGGCACAATCCTCGGCTTGAACCCGTTTGAAACCCCGTATCAGCTTTGGAGAAGAAAGAAAGGGCTGGACGCTCCCAAGCAAGAGAACTTCGCAATGAAAGCCGGGCATTACCTCGAAGATGCCGTGAGCCTTTTCTACCGTGATGAAACGGGCAAGGAAATCATCAAGGCATCCGCTGGCGACTGGCTCATCGTGAACAACGAGAAAACCTACCTCCGTGTGTCCCCCGACCGCACGTTTTGGATACCGGGCAGAACGAAGTCCGACCGCAACAAGGGTATCTTGGAGTGCAAGACAACGCAAATGGAGGTTGATGCGGACAGCCTACCGCAGCATTGGTTCTGCCAACTCCAGTACCAGTTGGGCGTTGCGGAACTGGAGCAGGGTGCGCTTGCATGGCTCACTATGGGGCGTGAGTTCGGCTACCGTGACATCATGTTCGACAAGGAGTTTTACGACTGGATGATTGGGGAGGTTGACAAGTTTTGGATTGACAACATCGTAGGCGGTCAAGAACCCCTCTTGCAGAGTGTCGAAGATGTCCTGCTTAAAAATCCCCGTCACGTTGTCGGTAAGAGCGTGGAGGCAGACGATGAACTGATTGCCCTCTGTTCGGAGTTAAAGACAATCAAGGAGGAATTGGGAGGGCTTGACAGCCGCAAGAAAGAAATCGAGAACGCCCTGAAAATGGCTATCGGTGATGCGGAGGCTCTTGTAGCACCAGGTGCGAGCAAGGCGAAACCGACCATCCTTGCCACTTGGAAAGCGGCAAAGGACAGCACCAAGTTCAACGAGAAGAAATTTGCGGAAGACAAGCCGGAACTCTACGCAAGTTATCAGTACCAAGTTCCCGGCTCACGTAGATTTTTACTCAAATAATCATGGACGAAAATCTGTACGGAAGCCTTTGTCTGACCGATATTCCAAAGGAACTTATCACGACTGGCAAGAACGGTAAGAATACCTCAATATCGTGGTAAACAAGCGCAGGGAGGTATCGCAGTTCGGAATGACCCACTATGTCAAGGCTCACTGCAAAAAGGAGCAGCAGCGTGAGGGCGTGAACTACTACATTGGGGAATTGAAGCCAAGCAGTTATCAGAACAATAACGCTACGGGAGCGCAAGGTGCTTCCACCGCTTCCGGCAATGAGGATGATTTGCCATTCTAAAGTCCGAAGATATGCACATGATAAGCAACCAGCAGCGGCAAGATGTTATTGACTTCCTGACCTCATTTATCGAGTTGACAGCCGATAAGGGCAGCAATCGGGTGTATAACCTCAAACGCCGTGCTGGATTGCTTGTCAGGAAGTTAAAAGACAACAAAGAAATTGATTATCAACTTGTAAAACGATTAAAAGATGAACTCAAAAAAGATTGAAATCGAAGTGCCTAACGGCAAGAAGCCCGAATGGGTAAACGGAGTGCTAACACTCGTGGACGAGAAGCCCCAAAACGTAATGGAGCGTGTCAAGACATTCAAGGATGCCTGTAATGAATTAGGCATTGAGCATGACAAGTGGGTGCAGGACAAGAAAGACCTCGGACTTGAAGCCGATGTAATCGCCTACCTGAAACTGCGCATCATCGCAGCGGCTCTCAACGAGGGCTGGAAGCCCCAGTTCACTACGGATGAATACCGCTATTTCCCGTGGTTCTACCTCTATACCCAGTCGGAGATTGACGAAATGAGTGAGGAAGAGAAAAGCCGTGTGGTGTATCGGTCGAGCAACAATGCGAATGCGGGTGGCGGTGTTGTGTTTGCGTACACGAACTACGATTCGTCGTACTCGCACACGAACATTGGGTCTCGGCTTGCCTTCAATACACGTGAACTTGCGGAATACGCAGGTCGCCAGTTCGTTGAGATTTGGGCTGATTATGTTTTCAAGCCGGAGGAAGAGAAATAAGATTACTAACCGGGGCGGCAATTCCGCTGCCCCATAAATTCAAAACAATATGGATAAAGTTTTAGGACAAGAGTACGAGGGCAAGGCAAGAATTGACTTCCTGCGTGACAACTGCGATGCGGTTGAGGACTTGGGTTACACGAAGCAGCTCCCGAATGAGGAAATTGAGGCGTTGAAAGACCGCCTTGTTGAGAACAACATCCAACTGCGTGATGTCCGTGCCGACAAGAAAGCCGCCAACAAGGAGTTCAACGACCAAATCAAGCAGTTGGAGGAGAGCAACGATGAAGTAACCGGGAAACTGAAAGCCAAGAGTGAGTTTGTCACGGAGGCTTGCTTCAAGTTCGTTGACACGGAAACCCGTGAAGTGGGCTACTACAACCGTGAGGGCTTGCTTGTTTACTGCCGCCCCGGTCGCCCGGAGGAAATGCAGAAGAGCATGTTTTCCCCGGTTTTGAGAACTGGTACTGAGGGCTAATCAACCAATTTATAAACATTCAAAATTACATCAAAATGGAACAGAAAATCAAAGAAGAAGTAAAGAAGCAGATTGCTGAAATGGTAGCCAACGGACTTCCTGCTGGCGTGGGTGAAATCGTTATCCGTGAGGGTAAGGCAGTGGAACTGAAAGAGCCTGTCAAGGTTAAGATACAGGGTACGATTGATGCCGCTGCCCGTTGGCTGGAAACACGTTTCGACTGCATCAAGGAAAAGACCTGCCACGTGATTGTGAACCGTGAGCAGTTGACAATCGCCCTGCAGTGCAACGAGAATAACCACTACGGCACTCTCGTTGTTGGCTCTCTGACCCTCTCCCCGGAGTACAAGCGTTTCGGCATCAATGAGGGAGAGTACATCACCAATTTTGAAATGGCTGAACTCATCAAGATGAACCGCTCATTCTTCGAGAACAAGTCAGTCGCCATGAAGCTGGTAACGGACTTGCAGAACTTCAAGGCAAAGGTCGATAAGGAGATTGAGCAGAGCAACAACAACCGTGGCGACAGACGCATCCTGATTAACCAGGCTGTGGAACACAATCTGCCGGAGGCGTTCACCCTCATTCTGCCCATCTTCAAGGGAACTGCCAAGCAGACAATCGCTGTGGAGGTGTACGTGAACCCGTCCGACTTCTCCTGCACACTCGTTTCCCCGGAGGCAAACGACCTCGTGGAAGAAATGCGTGACCGTGAGATTGATGCCGTGCTGGAGCGCATCAAGGAACGCTGCCCGGACATCGTGATTATCGAGCAGTAAACGAGCCGTGAACTAAACGGTAGCCGTAGGGCTGGACTTTGACAGCGATTGCAGGTTTGACCCCTGCCTACGGCACTAATTTAGACAACAATATATGTATCAGTTAAGAGATTATCAACAACAGGCTTCCGATGCCGCAGTGTCGTTCTTTCAGCGGAACGACAAGAAAAACGGTATCATTGTGCTTCCAACGGGCGCAGGGAAAAGCCTTGTCATTGCAGATATTGCCGCCCGGCTTGATGCCCCGGTGCTGATATTCCAGCCCTCAAAGGAGATATTGGAGCAGAACTACGAGAAACTTTGCTCCTACGGTGTTTTCCATGTCGGGATATTCTCGGCTTCATTCAACCGCAAGGAGGTTCAGAAAATCACCTTTGCGACCATAGGGAGCGTAAAGAACTGCAAGGACTATTTCAGGCGTTTCCGCTACGTTATCATTGACGAGTGCCACTATGTCAATGCAGAGGCAGGAATGTACAAGGACTTCATCGAAACAATCCAGTGCAAGGTTTTAGGACTGACGGCAACCCCGTACCGCCTTTACTCAAACAGGTTCTACGGTTCAATGCTCCGTTTCATCACGAGGACGAACCCAAGAATTTTCAATGATGTGCTTTACCACGTGGACGTGAAAACGCTCCTGAACCGGGGCTACCTCGCCAACATGAACTATTACCAGTTGAGCGTGGTAGATACCAGCCGACTGAAAGTAAACAGCACCGGGGCTGATTATACCGATGCCAGCGTAAGGCGATACTATCGGGAAATCAAGTTCAACGACACGTTGGAGAACATCATCCAGCGGCTCTTGGTAGCCGGGAGGACTTCGATACTGGTGTTTACCCGGTTCATCGAGGAAGCGGAGTATGTGGCGAGGAACTGCGGTGCTTCTGCGGCAGTCGTAAGCAGCGATACGAGCAAGGCAGACCGTGAGGCAATACTTCGGTTGTTCAAGCAGAAAAAAATCAGCGTAGTGGCAAATGTGGGTGTCCTGACAACGGGTTTCGACTTCCCGGAACTCTCCACCGTGGTACTTGCCCGACCGACTATGTCGCTGGCTCTGTATTATCAGATGTGCGGCAGGGCTATCCGTCCGTACAAGGATAAGGTCAGTTGGGTGGTTGATTTATGCGGAAACTACAAGCGTTTCGGCAGGGTTGACGAGTTGATGATGCGGCAGACAAAGCCGGGTATATGGGCTGTATTCTCCGGGTATAGGCAACTGACGAATGTTTACTTTAGAAAATAAGTTAGCGATATGGCAGGATGGATTAAAATATACAATAAGTTTCTGCAATGGGAATGGTTCGATATTGCAGAAATGGTGCAGTTGTTCCTGTATCTATTGCTGAACGCAAACTACAAGGATGTTGTTTGGAGGGGCGTTACCATAAAGCGTGGTCAGTTGATAACCAGCCGTGATAAAATGTGCAAGGATTTACGGCTGACAGACCGTAAGATAAGGACGTGCCTTTCACGACTGAAAACGACTGGCGAAATATCCATCAAAGCGACCAACAAATATTCGGTCATAACTATTTGTAAATATGATGAATACCAAAGTGATGATGTTATCAATCGACCAGCAGAAAGACCAGCAGAACGACTAACAAACGACCTGCAAACGACCGACAAAACGACCAGCCAAACGACCACAAGTACAGAAGTAAAGAATATAAGAAGTAAAGAATATAATATCAAAGATATTAAGCAAGAGAGTGGGTCTAACGACCAACTTTCTTCTGCCTCTGACGAGGCAAAAGCCGTTGAGCCTGCAAAGCCTAAAACAGAAAAATTGCCTTTTAAGGAAATCAAGGAAATGTGGAATGAGACCTGCCCCGGCTTCCCGAAGTTGTTCACCATATCGGAAGCCCGTAAAAACAAGATGCGCCTCCGCATTGCGGAAATGGGCGGCTTGGAAAAGGCTCTCCCGTTGATTAAGCAGATTTTCGAGAAGATGCAGCAGAGCAAGTTCCTGAAAGGCGACAACAAGCGAGGCTGGAAAGCATCTTTCGACTGGCTTTTCGAGAACGACAAGAACTGGGTCAAGGTCTATGAGGGAAATTACGACAACAAGCCCGAACAGGCTGCTGCCAAGAGATATAATGCTAACAACAGAAATTGCAATGACGAATGGAAGTAACTAAAAACATCAAGGACAAGAACGGTAACGAGAAAACCGTGAAAATTCAGACCCCGAAAATTGACCTCATTCTGAACGCAATTCGGGAAAGGGGCATGTTTGCACAGATTACCCGTTACCAGTACCTCGACTACAACATGGAGGAGGAAATGCAGATAATTGAGGCTATCGGCAAGAGCCGCACTCCGTATTTTGTGATTGACAATGAAAACCGCTTCACGTATGAGAACTTCATACGCTGGTGCCGTTGCGACACCAAGATGCTGTGCCTACACCCGGAAACATCGCAGGTGATACCGGGGAATCTCAGACGTGGCATCTACATAGCCGGAGCGACTGGCACGGGAAAGTCCTGGTGCTTGGATATTATGCAAGCGTATAGCCGGGTAATGGGCTTCAAGGTGAAATATGTCGAGGAACGGGACACTTGCCCATTATCGTGGAGTTCCGTCCGTGCTGATGTCCTCTGCGACACCTACACCGAAACCGGGGACATACGGAGGTTCAAGCAGCGCAACATCCTTTCCGTGCAGGACTTTGGCAGCGAGCCGTTGGAGTCGCTTTATATGGGCAACAGGCTGGAGGTGATGCGCTCCCTGATTGAGTACCGAGGCGACAGGTCGGACTGCCTCACGCTGATTACCTCCAACCTGAAACTGGGAGGCGACAAGCTGCTAAACCGCTATGGCGACCGTGTAGCAAGCCGATTAAGCGAAATGTGCAACTATTTCGAGATACGGGGAGAAGACCGCAGGAAGTGGCGAAATTTTGCGCCTAACGCAACGAAAAAGTAAAAGGCAACGAATGTTCCAAGCGAGCGTATTTAGTTGCTCTCGGTTGAAATATGAAGAAAATAACAATATAAATCCACAACAACAATGGCAGACATTAAAATCAAAAGAGAAGCGTATGTAAAGCGCATCAAGGAACTGGAGCAGGAGGAACGTGCAGCCAGTTCTGAACAAGAACGAAAGAAGATTGCCCGGAAGAGGAGGTACGTTGAAAACAAGTTGTTCCGGCTCAACCTCCCGGTGGAGCAGCGGCAGGACTATATGGTGAAAATCCGCTTTGTGTTCGAGGGTGAGGCGAAAGTGTACGCAACCTCAAAGGAGGAGGCAAAGCAAATCGTGAAAGATAGTTTCGGGATGCGCTGCGGTGAAATCCATGCGAGCGCACCTAACATCCTCGACTGGGATATTGATATGACACCTAACAAGATTGTAAAATGAAAAAGTTATTATACATAGACCTTTTTTGCGGTGCTGGTGGAACTTCCACGGGCGTAAATTCCGCACGATTGAACGGTGAGAAATGCGCTGATGTGATTGCTTGCGTAAACCACGATGCAAATGCGATAGCCTCCCACGCTTCAAACCACCCCGATGCGCTGCACTTCACGGAGGACATCAGGACGCTTGAATTGTCCCCACTTGTAGAGCATCTGAAAAAGTGCCGTGAGGACAATCCCGGTGCGCTGGTAGTCTTGTGGGCTTCACTTGAATGTACCAACTTCTCGAAAGCAAAGGGGAGGTCAGCCAAGGGATGCCGACAGCCGGACACTTGCCGAACATTTGTTCCGATACATCGAAGCCATAGCCCCGGACTATATTCAGATTGAGAACGTGGAGGAATTTATGAGTTGGGGTGAGGTGGACGAGAACGGCAAGCCCGTGTCTATGGATAAGGGCAAGAGTTATACCCGTTGGGTGCGCAAAGTAAAATCATACGGTTACAGGTTTGACCACCGCATACTCAACGCTGCTGATTATGGTGCATACACAAGCCGGAAACGCTTTTTTGGCATCTTCGCAAAGGGTGGCTTGCCTATTGTCTTCCCACGTCAGACCCACGACAAGAACGGGACAAATACGCTGTTCGGCTCTTTGGCGAAGTGGAAGCCCGTCAAGGATGTTCTTGACTTCGCAGACGAGGGCAAAACGATATTCAGGGATAAACCGTTGTCGGAAAAGACACTGGAGCGTATATATGCCGGACTGGTGAAGTTTATTGCGGGAGGCAAGGAAGCGTTTCTTGTTAAATACAATTCCATGAGCAGAACCGGGAAATATAACGCACCAGGTATTGACGAGCCTTGCCCAACGGTGGCGACACAGAACAGGCTTGGGGTTGCGCAGGTTTCTTTCCTATCAAAGCAGTACAGCGGACATCCCGATAGCAAGAACACCTCCGTAAACGAGCCAGCTGGGACTATCACGACCATAGACCACCATGCGTTTATATCGGCATACTACGGAAACGGGAATAACCATTCCGTTGAAATGCCCTCTCCCACCGTTACAACGAAAGACAGGTTAGCCCTTATCCGTTCAGAGCAATTCATTGATATGCAGTACGGAAATGGCACGGCAGCTTCCGTGGATGTCCCGGCTAATACAGTAACGACCAACCCGAAATTCAACCTTGTGACGGTCAAACGCCACTACCTGATGAACCCTCAATACAAGAATGTCGGTGGGTCAATCGAAAAGCCGTGTTTTACCCTGATTGCAAGAATGGATAAAATGCCGCCTTATCTTGTCACTGCGGAAACGGGAGACGTGTTTATTGAAGTCTATTCAACTGATAGCCCGATGACGGCTAAAATCAAGGAGTTTATGGCTCTCTACGGAATTATCGACATCAAGATGCGTATGCTGAAAATACCCGAACTGAAAAAGATTATGGGCTTTCCCGAAGATTACGTGCTGGTAGGCTCACAGGCAGACCAAAAGAAGTTTATCGGCAATGCGGTTGAGGTAAACATGGCACGAGTTCTCTGCGAGGCTCTTTGCAAGACATTATCCAAGAACGAACTTAAAAAGGCAATATAATGGAAAATTCAAAAGAAAAACGTAGTTGCGCAGACTGCAAGTATTACGAAGAGTGTGTAAAAGGGGCTTTCGGAAACATCCCGGCTGATGCGTGCGACTTCTCCGATGTGGCTAAAGACGAAAGCAGAAAGGAGGCTGACAATGAGAATAATTAAGTTCAGGGGTAAAACAAAATACGGGAAATGGGCATACGGCTATCTTACAGAACGTGCGAATGGGCTTTGCATTGACCGAAATTACGCTAAAGATGAACGTAACAACGAAGACCCCAATTTTGATGTGTATGCTTGTCCTTACGTTATCCCCGAAACAATGGGGCAGTTCACTGGGCTACGGGACAAGGACGGCAGAGAAATCTACGAGGGCGACATTGTAAGGTGGCTATTCATGCGTGTATGTGAAATGAAAGGGGAAGTTGTGTTTGATTCCATTATGGGCTGTTTTGTTGTATATGAAACTGATAGTTCCAATAAAACACAGCGCAGATGGATTAACGATTTGAACGGGATTAAAGTCATTGGCAATATCCACGACAACCCCGAACTACTGAAAGGAGGCGAACAATGAGATACTCACTCCGAAACAAAGAGAAGATTGCGGAAGCGTACAGCGAGGCATATTTGAAAGAGCATATCTTGGCAAGCCTCGATAGGTATTTCGCCAACAACAGCGAGGAGCAGATAACGGACGATGCCATGCAGGAGTTTTACACGACTTCCAACGGGTCAGAATATCCTCTTCTGCGAGTGAATGATGTTGCCGATGAAAACTCAATGATTGAGGTTGCGATAGTCGGGCAGCAGTACGATGTGTTAAGGTTGGCATTTTTAGGACGGGTTAAAGGTTAGCAATATGAAAGACAGACTGATAGAATGGGCAGACAAGTACGAGGTCGAGGGCTTTATAGCCAATGACCCCGTGCAGTTCCCCCGGAAGCACATAGGGAAACGAGCCGAAATCAGCGGCTTCATCACCTCGTGGCTCTCCTTTGGAAACCGCAAGGCAATCATCAAGGTGGCAGAATGGCTTGACAAGGACTTTTGCGATGACCCCTATTGCTGGCTAATGACGAAGCAGTACAACTTCTACTACAACGACCATAGGAGTTTCTACCGCTTCCTGACTTACGATGATTTGTACCGACTGGGCGACCGCCTACACAGGCTGTATGAGGATTTTGAGCGTATGGAGGATATGGTAGTGGCTTGGTCTAATAAAACGCCCGTGCAAGCCCTCTCTGCCTATTTCAACGGCATCAATGGTATTCCCGACTACGACAAGGGTTCTGCCTGTAAGCGGCTCTGTATGTTCTTGCGGTGGATGGTTAGACGGAATAGTCCGGTTGATATGGGCGTGTGGCGAAAGGTTAGCCCCGACAGCCTGATTGTTCCGCTTGATACCCACGTGCATAGAATGGCACTGGAACTTGGCTTGACGAGCCGGAAGCAAGCGGACATGAGAACGGCTGTTGAGATTACTAACGCAATGCGAGAGGTATTCCCGAATGACCCGGCAAGGGGTGATTTTGCCCTGTTCGGGTATGGTGTTGAACATAAAAACAAGTGATAATGAAAGCAAAAATTAAAAGCACAGGAGAAACCGTAAATGTTCACGAAGATATAAACGGTGATTTTGTAACAGAAAGCGGTTCATTATACAGGAACTGGCAACTCGAATTTGAAAAGGAAATTGACTGGGAGCAACGCAGGTACGAGATTGCAAAAGAACTTATGAGAGGCTTCGCTACTAATCCGCATAATATGCTTGTGGATGCAAAGATTGGAACATTGGCAGAATGGAGTGTAAGCGGTGCTGATGCCCTGATTGCGGAGTTACGGAAAGGTGGTGCGGAATGATACGGAAATGGTACGATGTGTCGTGCGACTTGTGCGGTTGTAGGCTTAACCGTTACGCTTGCCTTAAACCGACCCCGACACACTTACGACAAGACGGGGTAAAAGTCAGAATCAACAACGGGAAAATCCATACCTACTGCAAGGAATGCTTTAACAAAATATCAATAAACAATGGCACAGGAAAGCATCAGTGACTTCATGGAAATTGCAAGGGACTACGCCAAAGCCGAAAAGGAATTGGAGGTGCAGCACTGGGTGTATATTGGCATAGAGCGCATAGATGCAAATGGAAACCGGGTGCGCATTTTCTCTTACGACTTGCCAAGAGAGGTGTACGAGCGCAGGAACTGGGTTGTCAGGTGGAGAGAAGCAAAATGCAGATGTCAATACCCGAAAGACAATGTTCAATGCTATTTCTCTTTCTACGACAAGCGTTTGGGAAACACCCCGGAACTCACCGAAGATTTGCGGATGTTGGTATCAGCCAAGGCGCAGGTAACAAGGCAACAACGCAAGATTGACGAGTATGTAGAATGGCACAAGGCAAATGATTTATTCTTTGACGAAAGCACCGATATGGACTTGCTGAGGGTACGTGAAAAACTCTCAATAAAGCAACTGAATGTGCAGAAATGCGAAGAAAGATTGGAGCATAAAATCAAGCAAATACAGGAGGAAAAGAAATGAAATTGAGCAAGAAAGAAATAAGTCAAAGAATGGAAGCAGATGCACTTCACCTGAAACTGATATGTGAAGCACCGAATCCCGAAGTCGATAAAATAATATCAGAATTGCGTGAGGCGGCAAAAAGAATGCCCAAGGATATGAGCAAAGAGGAAGAAACGTCTTACATTATCAGAGGAATAGATAATGAGACATTGGCGTATCTTGATAATTTATTTCCAAAAGGAGGTACAGAATGAGAAAGTTACTTGCTATATGGCAGATACTTTTTGCCGACAAATGGGCAGTATTCACGTATGAGGAAGCACCTGATGACCCCGAATGGATGACTGCCCCATATTTCAGATGGAACATATCGCAAAAGTTCAAAGAGGATGAGAACTTTTTCCAACTGATTAAAGACAAGATTAGTCACATTGAAAAATACGAAGAGAATGAAAGCAATAACGATTAAACAGCCTTGGGCGAGCCTGATAGTGTCCGGGCTGAAAGACATAGAAAACAGGACGTGGAAAACTAACTTCCGTGGGCGTGTCCTTATACACGCTGCGAAAACACCAGTCAAGGATGGCTGGAGTGCGCTAAACAAGGAGCAGTTGGATAAGGTATCAGGATACGAGGATAAACTCTACGGGAGCAACGAGGATTTGCCAAATGGCGCAATTATCGGTAGCGTTGAGATAGTGGACTGCGTGAAAAATCACCCGTCCCCGTGGGCTATCGAGGGCGACTATAACTGGGTACTGGCTAACCCGGTTATGTTCCCCGAACCGATTACGGGCGTGAAAGGCAAATTGTCCTTTTGGGACTATGACGGGGAACTGCCCCAGCCAAAGCCGGAGAAGCCCCAGCAGCCCGTGAAGATGCCCGACATGAAAGAGTTGCAGGAAAAGAAGTTCCGGGACGATGTTTCGGAAAGCACTCGCAAGATGATGGAACGGCTCACGCTGAACGAGCAGATGCGTGTTTCTTTCGTTCCGCTCATCATCACCCACCTTGCTTGGGTGTACGCTGACAAGGCTATGGCTTGTGCCGCCCGTGATAAGGTGAGCCTGTTAAAGAAGTTGAGCCGGACACTGAAAATGGTGCATCAGAAGTACAACGAGGAGTTGCGCAGGGAACTCGACTACAACCACCTGCAGAACGTAGCCAAGCAGACTGAAATGTGCATGAACGAGATAAGCCGGGACTTGACGATACTCTATTTCACCGTAAATCAGGAATTGAAACGGAAAGTGCCGCAGTACGGATTTGACGAGCAGCGGACATACGCTGTAATTTCCACGCTGTTTATTGACTTGTTGAAGCAGCACAACCGGGAAATGGATAAACTTCTTGCGGAAAAACTGAACGACCGAAACCTTGCTCCAAGCATTGTGCCTCCGCACATTCAGCACCTGCATACGGGTATGGTCGCCTTTGCCGGAGTTGAGGGTAAATTTGACTATCGGGAACAGAATGTCGTAACGGCAATGAAAGTGATAAAAAACCGCATTGACAGCATCGAATTTTCCGTGTTCTGATACCCCGTTCGCAATGGGGAGGGGGGACTATAGGGGGGAGGGGGCGAAAAAATGCCCTCTCTTGTCTTGCCGTCCGAACATAAAAAATAATCACAAATGTGCAATAATAACGCATAAATAATTGAATATCAATAAAATATGATTAGAATACCATCAAAAAAGCCTATAAAGGTTGATTGTGTGGTCGGGATTGACCCCGATGTAGAAAAGTCAGGGTGCGCCTACCTCGAAGTGGCTACACGTAAGCTGGAAATTTCCACGCTCACCTTTCCTGACCTGTTAGACTTCCTGCGTTATATCAAAAGGCAGTCCGAAGTAACCCAAAAGAATGTCCGTGTAATCATTGAAGCTGGATGGCTGAATAAGGCTCACTGGCATCTGCTTCCCAAGGACACGAAACAGAGTGCAGCAGCAAAGGGGAACGCAGCCGGGCGCAATCATGAGGTTGGCAGAAAGATAGCCGAAATGTGCGAACACTGGCAGATACCCTACGAATTGATAAAGCCCCTTGCCCTGAAAGTCGGGGGTGTAAATCTGTGGCAGGGAAAGGACGGAAAGATAACGCAGGAGGAACTTTCAGCCTTTACCGGGATAATGGGCAGAACGAACCAAGAGGGGCGTGATGCGGCTCTAATCGCATGGGAATGGAGCGGCTTACCTGTGAAAGTTGTGAGAAAATCAACTAAAAAATAGATGTTTTTCCATTCAAACGCTTATAATACAAACATATTTGTGTAACTTTGCGCCAAAAGAGTAAACTAAAAGATTTATAAATAATGAAAGTAGAACAGGTAAAACTCTCACAAGTGAAACTCAACGGGGACAACCCCCGTACCATCACCAAAGAGAAATTCGGCAAGCTAATCAACTCAATCCTTGTGCTGCCAAAGATGCTGGAGTTGCGCCCAATCGTTGTGGACAACAAGATGTGTGCCCTTGGCGGTAATATGCGCACGGAGGCATTGCGAGCAATCGCAAAGATGAGCGCAGGGGATATTTCCAACAGGCTCTTGACTATAGCCGACTTTGTGGAGAAGTCAGATGGCGAGCGCAAGGTGCTTGTCGATTACTGGGAAAAATGGCTGGAGAAGCCGACAGCCCTTGTTATCAACGCCAGTGAGTTATCCGCATCGGAGCGCAAGCAGTTCATGATTAAGGACAACGCAAGTTTCGGTCAGTGGGACTTCGATGCCCTTGCCAACAAGTGGGATGAAGCCAAACTTGGAGACTGGGGACTTGATGTGTGGAACGCTAACCCCACCGCCTTTACCCCTATGGGCGCAACCCCGTCCCCGGCACAACCTACCCCGGCTATGCCTGATGCAAGCGAGGAGGACAACCCAGCGGATGCCTTTCAGGATGCGCTGCCCCCGGAATTGCAGGGCGTTGACATTAACCCGGACACCCTGCCTAAGATTGAGGGAACGGATGAAACGGCTATGGAGCGTGTTATCATCGTGTACCCCAAAGAGCGTCTGCCGGAGTTGGCGCAACTTCTCGGTATGCCGTCCATTGACAAGGTCGTGTACCGTCTTGAAGAGATTATCCCCTCAATAGAGGGTGCAGAATAACGCACTTGTCCTATGGATTACGCAGAGTACATACAATACCACATGGGAGGCGATGCCGGAGTTGAGGAGAAAATGATTGCCTCACTCTCGGCATACTTCCGTCTATCCCGTTGGAACAGCTTCCGGCTGGTCTATTACTATGCCACAACGTACCACATCCCAAGCGCATTGATGCTCCTGCGCAATCCACAGACCCCGAAAAGCGAATTGAAGTTTAGAACCGACCGTAGGTATGTCCGCATTGGCGACACTTTCGACCGCATCATGCAGAACCTCAATCCCGGTATGCTGGTACAACTTGATGGAGCGCAGACCACAACGGAGCAATACAACATCGTTACATCGTGGTACTTCTTCGGGCGGTACGCTGCTTTCCTCTTTCTCGAAGTGTGGGCAAAGGTCAGCGGAAAGCAAATAATTGACGACCTCGCACTTAAATTCGAGCGAAAGGAAAACTATACAAGGGGTGCTGAGATAGTTGCGAGAACGCAAAATCGGGGAAAATTAACGCAGTTCATAGAGGATGCCAAACGTGATACTGGGGACAACGTGTTTGCCCTCGAAACAAGCCTGTGTGCAGTTGAGAAAATCCGCAAGGGAACACGTTGGAACGGCTTTTACACCGAAAGGCTGTTGGAGGACATCAAGGGCTGCGAGTGGGAAAACATCATTGTCAGTTTGCTATGAAAAAGTGCGTGTTCATAACGGGTACAAATTGTTCCGGCAAATCCTCTTTGGCGTGGGCTATCATAACGAGATACGGAGGTGTTGACCGAATAACTAACGATGTTTCATACTGCAAGGAGGGCATCATCTGCTTTGCAGGAAGATACGGAGAAACGAGATACGGAGGTGTTGACCGAATAACTAACGATAAAGGCTCTTCCTGTACTTCACGCCTTGCGGAAGTCGTAGAAGAGGGGTTGAAGCATCGTGATATAATCATCTGCGAGGGTAGTTTTTTAGACACTTTCGGGATGAACCTCATGAACGCTTTATTCAAGGCAGAACAGCAGTATGTAATATCGCTTTATGCCGACAACCTTACCATTTTCAACCGACTTGGGAACAGGAGCAACGGAAAGAATGGGAAGAGAACAGCCCAAAGCGTGAGAAAGGTATTCGATAAGCAGTTGCGTTGTATGAGAGCCGCAAAGAAGTGGCAGGAGATAGGCGTAAGGGTGTTACAAGTGAACACAGCGACAACGCCTCTGAATGAATTAGTTTCACAAGTATTAGAATTTATCAACAAATAGTTATGGCTGATTATTACCAAAGTCCAAGATGGAGCAACGAGATTGCCGATTGCTCTATGCCAATGACATTCGACACCTACTCGAATTGCTCATTTGGCTGTATGTATTGTTTCTCCCAGTTCCAGCGAGGGATTGGTGGGGCGAAAGAAAACTATCTGCACAAAGACGTGAAGCACGTGTCGGTTGACAAAATCAAGCGTATGTTCACCGACCCCGACAAGTACGGAGGGCAGTTCAAGGAGTACATCAAGCAGCGTAAGGTTATGCAGTGGGGCGGCTTGTCCGACCAGTTCGACGGCTTCGAGCGTAAGTACGGCATCACGCTTGAACTGCTCCGTTTCTTCAAGGAGATTGATTACCCTCTCTGCTTCTCTACCAAGGCTACCTGGTTCACGGAGGATGAGCGGTACATGGAACTTATCCGGGGACAAAAGAACTGGAATTTCAAGTTCTCAATCATCACTTTGGACGAACACAAGGCGCACGTGATTGAGCGAGGTGTGCCAACCCCTATGCAGAGGCTTGAAGCAATCCGCAAGATTGCGGAGGCAGATGCCGGGGGCGCAACGCTCCGGCTACGTCCGTTCATCATCGGCATTTCTACCCCGTCATACCTCGACTTGATTAGAGAGGCTTCCAACCGTGGTGCAACCGCCATGAGTACGGAATTTATGTGCGTGGAGCAGCGCAGCCCGACCCTGAAACAATGGATGCCGACTTTCAACGAGTTGTGCGGCTTTGACTTCATGGACTTCTACAAGAAGTTCAGCGTAAGCACTGGGTATCTCCGATTGAACCGCAAAGTCAAAGAGCCTTTTATGCGGAACATGAAGCAACTTTGCGAGGAACTGGGTATGCGTTTCTACGTTTCCGATGCGCACTTCAAGGAGTTGTGCTGTAACGGCTCTTGCTGTGGGCTTCCTGCCAACTGGAACTACTCACGTGGGCAGTGGTGCGAGGCTCTGCAGATTGCCAAGAACTCACCCGAACACATCGTGCGCTGGGACGATGTCTGCAAGGACATCAACGGGCTTGTGTCGCAGTTCCAGTGGATAAGGGCGACCGGGTACAACTGCAATTCATCGGAGAAACGTGCAAAGTTCGAGGGTATGACAATGGCTGACTATATGCGTTGGCTGTGGAACAACCCACAAGCCGGGCAGTCACCCTACAAGTTGTTTGAGGGCGCACTTGCGCCTATCGGCAAGGACGAGAATGACAATCTCGTGTACAAGTATAACGGAGCAAAATTCTAATCAATGGGCGCACCGGGAAAGAAAATGAAAGATTACCGTCAGGCGCAAATCGTGCGGCTTGACATCATAGCGCAGTTGTATAAGCGTGGTTACTCCTACCGGGAAATTCGTGAGGAGGTAATGACACGTTTAGACCTGCAAGCCTACAGCCTCCAAACGGTTCACAAGGACGTGAACCGCTTGCTGGCTGAATGGAGGGAAACACGCATCGAGAACTTCGACCATGCCGTGCAACTGGAATTGGAACGCATTGACGAGGTGATTAAGGAGGCTTGGGCGGCTTGGGACAAATCCAAGACCGACTACGAGCGCAAGAAAGCCAAGCAGCAGGGTATTCCGGGCGGTGACGGAGAAAGTGGCGAGGGCGGTGTTGTTACCGTGAAAATGGAGCAACAAAAAGAAGAGGTTATTTGCTATGGAGACCCCCGGTATTTGGAGGTCATTCACAAAAACTTGGTGGAGAGGCGCAAGCTGCTTGGGCTTTACAGTCCCGAAAAGAAAGAGGTCACGGGCGACCTCTCATTTGCCAGCCTCCTGATGGAAACGAGTGTAATAAATGGCGAGGAATGAGGTACAGATACGCAAGAACGCTGCCAAACTATTCTCTGAATGGCGTAACGACTGGAACAAATTTATCAGCGAGGCTCTTGGGGTCACGCTGGATGAAGAGCAACAAGCCATCGTTACAGCCGTCCAGCACAAGAAGTTGGTATCAGTCCGCAGCGGTACGGCAAGGGGCAAGGATTTTGTCGCTGCCTGTATCGCTGTATGCTTCCTGTACCTCACCCCGAAGTGGAGAAAGAACCCCAACGGCAAAATGGAACTTGTCGAGAACACGAAAGTTGCTCTCACCGCTCCAACCGACCGACAAGTAAAGAACATTATGATGCCCGAAATTTCAAGACTATTCAACCGTGCAAAAAGGAGAGGTTTCACGCTCCCCGGTAGGCTCAACGCCTACGACATCCGCACGGACAATGAAGAATGGTTCTTGACGGGCTTTAAGGCTGACGAGAACAACCACGAGGCGTGGTCGGGCTTCCATGCTGTGAATACTATGTTTGTCGTTACGGAGGCTACGGGTATTCTCGATGATACTTACACGGCTATTGAGGGTAACTTGCAGGGCAATTCGAGGCTTCTGCTTGTTTTCAACCCGAACACCACCGTAGGGTATGCCGCCCGTTCCCAAAAGTCCACACGCTGGGAGCGGTTTTGCCTGAACAGCCTGACAGCCCCCAATGTCGTTGAAAAGAAAATCAGCATCCCCGGACAGGTGGACTACGACTGGGTAGTTGACAAGGTGGAGAACTGGTGTGAGCCGATAACAGAGGAGGAGGTGAAAGAGAGTGAGAACGACTTTTGCTTTGAGGGTAAATGGTATCGTCCCTCCGACCTCTTCCGTAAGAAAGTCCTTGGGGAGTTCCCGAAAGTTGATGAGGACATCTTGATACCGCAGAAGTGGGTTGAGATTGCACAGGAACGCTGGAAGCACTACAAACTTACGAGCCACAACAACGCTATTCTCGGTGTCGATGTTGCAGGTATGGGGCGGGACTGCACCGTGTATTGTAAGCGTTTCGATAACTACGTTGAGAGTTTCGACAAGCACAATTCAGGTGGCAAGGCAGACCACATGAAAGTAGCCGGGCGCATCAAGAATGAAATCACCATACACAGCGGTTACAGCGTGTCTATTGATACGATTGGAGAGGGTGCAGGGGTTTACTCACGTGCGGTTGAGATATGCCAAGAGAGCAACGGAAAATTGGACGAGGAAACAATTATCAGTTGCAAGTACAGCGAGGGGGCGAAAACGAGCAGCGGAAAAGACCTCACGGACATTACTGGACAATATACTTTTGCCAACATGAGGGCTTACCTGTTTTGGGCTGTCCGTGACTGGCTGAACCCGGACAACAATACCGGGGCGATGCTTCCACCGGGCGGCAGCTTCATGGAAGAGGCAACGGAAATCAAGTGGTCATTCCTCTCCAATGGCAGGATAATCATTGAGCCGAAAGAGGACATTAAGGAACGGTTAGGACATTCGATAGATGAATTTGATGCCCTTGCTAACACGTTCCATCCGAAAGCGGTAGAAATGACTGGCGTAAATGCACTCCCGAATTACGGGGATGAAGATATTGACGATATACTATACTAAAAACAGAAATATATGAATATCAAGGAAATTACATCGCCTGAAAGGGATGCACGGAGCATCATTTCAGATTTGCAGTACAAAACGGTGTCGGTGAAACCGTGGGCGTTACTCCGCAAGGAGTACGAGCCGAAAGAACACCCGGTAATGACCGATAAGACCTACAAGGACAAAGTTACCAAGAGGGGCATCGAAAAGGTTACACGTTACACGCTGGGCTTGCAGAAACTGGCAGTAAAACGCATGACGGAACTAATGTTCGCTATTCCCGTGCAGCGCATATACAAGCCAGAGAACGACCAAGAGAAGCAAGTTGCGGAGATTATGGAGGCTATTTTCCAAAAGAACCGCATCGACAGCCTGAATATTGACCGTGGTAAGAGCCTGTTTGCCTCCTGCGAAACAATCACGTTGTGGTACTCGCAAGAGCAGCCTACCGTGTATGCCGGGCAGAAGAGCCTCTTGAAATTGCGCTGCAAGAACTACTCTCCGATGAAAGGCGATAAGTTGTACCCATTGTTTGACGAATACGATGACATGATTGCTCTCTCCATCGAGTACACAAGGAAAGAGGGCATCAATACCATTACCTACTTCGACACGTACACCGCTGACGAGCATATCCGTTGGCGCACGGGCGCAGGGGAAACGGTGGAGGAACTTCGGGAGAAAATCGAGGTGGGCAAGATTACGGGCGTGTATATCCACCGTGACGAGCCTATTTGGGAAGACCAGTCAGGTAATGTCTATGAAGCCGAATGGACGCTTTCACGCAACGGTAACTACATCCGTAAGAACGCAAGACCCAACTGGGTGGTATTCTCGGACGGCAAGGTGAAATTCGGGCAAGAACCGACTAATGACAACGCAGGGCGTAACGTGCTGCAATACGGACAGAACGACAAGGCAGAATACAAGACGTGGCAACAGGCTATTGATAGCATCAAGTTCCACGTTGGGGAAATCAAAAAGGACTTCTTCATGCAGCTTCAACTACCGGATATGTCAATGGAGAATATGAAAGCAACCCCAATGTCGGGAGAAGCCCGTAAGATGATGTTCATTGATGCCCAGTTGAAAGTGACTGACGAGAGCGGCATTTGGTTGGAGTTGTTCGACCGTGAAATAAATGTTATCCGGGCGTTCATGAAGAAGATGTACCCCTCACTTTCCGCTGCCATTGACAGCCTACAGGTTGAGGTCGTTATTACCCCGTATCAGATACGGGACGAGGCAGAGCGTATCAGCAACCTTTCCAACGCCACGGGCGGCAAGCCTATTATGAGCCAGCGCACCGCAGTTCAGAACCTCGGCTATGTAGATGACATTGACAAGGAAATGGAACTGATAGCGCAGGAAAGTTCCGTGAGCCTGTTCGATGAACCAACCGTATAAGGACATGGCAAAGAAGAAACTTGATATTCACTGCAAGGAATGTATCTATTCCTACGAGCCGCACGAGATTGGGGCAAACGGCAAGCCGTTCCTGTGTCGGTGCAAACTGCATAAGGAGCGCAGCCGTTTCCTCACCCGTGACGGATGCGGACAATTCAAAAGGAGGCTGTAATCATGGCTAAGAAAGAGGCAACCAAATTCAGTTACGGGGTATTCGACAGGAAGCACATTGCCAGCATCAAGAAACGCCTGAAAGCGATTGATGATTTGTTCGATGCAGCGATAACGCAAGGCGCACGGATTGGCGAGGCTTCCGGCTTCAAAGACCCCGACAAGCCCTTTTATATTTCGGACTACCCGGCAGTGCAGGAGCGTATAAACGACCTCATGCGCTCCGTTGGGCGTGGGCTGCAAGGAGTGATAGAAACTGGCGACCGTGAGGAATGGCTTTTATCTTGCGAGAAAAACAATGCTATGGTTGATGCAATAACTTCTTCAACAGGGCTTCCGAAAGACGTAATTTCGCAATGGAAACAGCCAAATTTGGAGGCTTTATCATCATTCCAGCACCGTAAAGAAGCTGGGATGATGCTTTCAGACCGGGTTTGGAACATTACGGAACAATTCAAGCAGGAACTGGAACTTGCTCTTGACTTGGGGCTTGGAGAGGGAAAGAGTGCCGCTGCCCTTTCACGGGATGTACGCAAGTATCTCAACGAACCAAACAAGTTGTTCCGCAGGGTTAGAGATAAGCACGGTGTCCTCCGGCTGTCAAAGGCTGCAAGAGCCTACCACCCCGGACAGGGTGTGTACCGCTCTTCATACAAGAATGCCCTCCGGCTGACCGCCACCGAAAATAACATTGCATATCGTATGGCAGACAGCGAGAGGTGGAGGCAGATACCCTTTGTTATCGGCATCCGCATTTCAATATCCCACAACAGCCACCCGGTTGTGGATATTTGCGATGAACTGCAAGGCGAGTACCCGAAAGACTTTGTTTGGACTGGCTGGCATCCGTTCTGCAAGTGCGCTGCTGTGGCTATCCGGGCAAAGGAAGAGGAGTTCTTGGACTACCAGCAGAAGATACTTGCCGGAGAAGATGTAAGCAATTACAAGTTTAGCGGCACGATAGAGGAAGCCCCGGACAATTTCAAAGGCTGGGTAAACGAAAACGCAGAGCGCATCAAGAACGCAACGAAACAGCCGTATTTCATTCGGGATAACAAAAAGGTCATTGATGGGATTTTGGCTGATAACAAACCGTCTGTCTTGAACGATGTTATCAAGAAACTGGACGATGCCAAAGTGGGCTACCTGCCCGTGAAGAAACTGCCTAAGCGTTTGTCAGATGAAGATATAGTGGCGAGAGTTGGTGGTGGAGATATAACACAAGGCTCTTGTGCTTCGGTCGCATTCGCTTGGGCTGCAAACAAGGGCGGTTTGGACGTGTTGGACTTCCGGGACGGAGCAAGCCGGGTGTTCTTTTCTAAATACTCAAATCTTATGCAGATATGCGATAAGGTAGGCGGCATTTCAAGTTTAGACACGACTGCCATACAACTGATGAAACAAACCGAAATCGGGAAACACTACTACATTGCAGTCGGTCGCCATGCAGCCATTGTAAAGCAGACCTCAAAGGGCAAATATCAGTTCTTGGAGTTGCAGAGTGCCACACAGAACGGTTGGAAGCCTCTTGATAGCAAAGTGTTCCAGTGGCGTTTCAAGGCGAGCGGAAAGGGTGTCGGGCTTTTGATTGACATAGAACTTTTGCAAAAGGACAAAGGGTTTCAGAAAATGGCAGGTTACATCAATACAGCCAAATCAGAGCAGAAGAAAGGCACAACGGGAACAATAAAATGAAAACGAGGGTGTATCAAATTGATATGCACCCTCATTCTTTATTGCCTGTCCTTAAAGAAGTCTGCCCACTCCGGGTTTTCCCGGTCAAAAATTGCCTTTTCCTCTTTGGTTAGTTTCCAAGGGTAGTCGGCAAATAGGTTGAAAATCTTTTTCTTGTCAAACGTGAAAAGATGTTCGCCCACACAATCGTTGTTCTCTACCCAAAAGATTGTGTCACCTACTTTCTCTTTGTAAAATTTGTAATCCATAGTGCAAAGTTACTTATTTTTCTGCGGTTTACGATGCACCCGATGCTTGGAAATCACGCAGAACTTGGTCAATTTCGGTTTGCCTACGGAAATTCCGAAGTCCCAAAGAGTTCCCAACTGACACCCTATCTGTTCGGGGGTGAACACATCGTATATTGCGGCAAGCGACCCGAAGTAATGCTCACTGCTCCCGTTTACTGGGACGTGAAAATTCACTTTGATGATAGTTTCGTTTTCTGCCATAATCAGTACAAATCATTTTCGGAAAGTTCGTTAAACTCCAGCACCTCCTGCCCGTTGTGCTTCCTGAACAAAAGTTCGTAGAAGCCCACACCGAAAGAGTATTTGGGCAGCAATTCCAATGCCTTTTCGGTTGTTATCTCTCTTGCTCCTGCTCCTTTGTATGCCCAGCCGTAGCGGTAGATACAAGGTTTGCCACTCTTTACCCATTCCTCTGCTTGTTTCTTTAATTCTGAATTGCTCATAGTTATTTTCTTTGAATTTTGTGCGAGGGCAACGATTGCCCTGCGGTTGATAAACTTATTGCCTCAAAGGTAGATATTGTGCGAGAGGGGCTAAATCAAGCCCCCAAATCTAACTCGCAGCAGAATTTAGATATTTCACGCTCAATATCACCGTTTCTCATTCCGATGCTCCTGCATCCTGCATAATACTTACCTGCGTACTCGAAACAGAGGTAGTGATATGCCTCCCCGGTGTCCCAGTCGTGGCTGTGAGGTTCGCCCGTAAAGAACCAACCGCCCTCCCGGTACGGGTTGCACCACCTTTCGGGCGGCACACATTCGAGGAGGTGAACGTACCAGTCTTTGCCAATCTCTTCAAAAGGCGCATTCTTTTCAAGTTCTATTCTTTCGTCTGTTACCATAATGCCCTCTCCTATTCGTTATAAAATTTGTGGAGTTTCTTGCCGTCATAGTAAGCGGAAACGCCAGCCAGTTCCGGCATGACATATTGTTTCCCGTCCGCATCGGACACGGGGTACAACGCACCTCCGTACATTGTATAGCACAATCCTGACTGGTCGTTGAACCAAACGCTGCTTGGTGTTTCCTTTACCCCGTCATTCATGAAGTACAGACCGCTCACCTTGATAGGCTTGCGCACCAAGTTCTCGATGCTCTCGGAGGCGTTGTAACGCTTGATTTTGCGGGCTGCATCAACGCCAAACAGGTCGATGATGAGTTTGATTGCCTCCAAGTCCCCGTCCCAAGCAATCATGCTCTCGTGGTTGTTGTACTCGTAGAAATAGACCTCTTGGGGGTCGCACTCGGCAGCAACTTCCTTGTTCCTGTCCTCATAGAAGCCCAAGAACTTGTCGATGCCCTCTTTTGTGCCGAACATACCGCCTATGCCCGTCTGAACGACCTTGTCGCCCTTTTGGATATGCCCTAACTCTACAAGGTGGTCGTACCCCTCGTGGAACTGGCTGTTGCTGAAAGCGAAGAACACACCGCACTTGTCGGCATCGGGCTGCATATCGTGTATTTCCCGGTAGCGTTTTATCGTTACGGGATTCATCATGCAGATGCCTCCCTCGTATCTTTCCCAATCACGGTAGTAACGCAGTTCGCCCTTTGTTGTCTGAATTGTCTGAATATCTTTCTGTTCCATGTTGTCGTGGAGTTTATTGGTTGATGTAATAGTCGATTTTCTCTTTGATTGAGGCTGCGAAAGCAATCCCCTTTTCCCCGAATGCTTGCGCCTCGCTACAGATGCCGTTCTTGTAGGTGAGGCAGCAGAATGTTCCATCGGGCAGGTCAATACCCAGCCGGGGTCTGCCCCAAAACATATCAATCTCAATTTTGGGTCTGCGCTTGCTATCGTCCTTGTCCTCCTCGAACATCGGGAGGATGTACTTGCAGGTTGTTATCACTACGGGCTTGCCAGCCATTGCAGCCACCGCCCTGTTGCCCCAAAATCTGTCCCGGAGGGCGTTATGGGCGTTCTTGCTTACTTCGATGTAGCCCAGTTTCTTTGCTGTCTGTTCGGCTACCACGAGCATTGCTTGATTTTCCGTCATTGTTGTTGTGGAGTTATGCCCGGCTGGTTAGACCGGGCGTGACCTATCAATAATTTGCTTTCTTTTGCTTGGTGTTTGCAATGAATGTTTTGTTAGAGCCGTTGAGGTTTATTTCCCCAAGGTTTTCCCAATCTCCGTTAGCCCAAGTCTTTGTGATGCAAGAGCCTTTATACTTATCAAGATTGGCTTTGATAAGTTTCTTTGCTGGGGTAAGCGAGTGGAAAGTGAACGTGTCGTTCCACTCTTCGCACTCGACATCGTATTCCCACTTCTTCAACTCTTTGTTGAACTTGTCGCCTATATATTTATGGCAGACTGGTTCGCTGAAATATACGGTGTATGTCTTCATTTTCTGTTATTTGTTATAGAATGAAACCTGTAAACCTCTGCGCAATTTGCATACACACTTGTCAAGTCCGGCTTTCAAAGTCCGGTCAAGGAACTTGTTAAGCAGTTCAACACCGATAAGGGCGATAAGACCTGCGACACCGACCAGCTTGTTGATGCGGTTGCCCTCATTATCCACTCCATAAACTTTCAGACGGAAGTTCTTATTGATGAACTTGCTCGTGTACTTCAAAATGCTACTCTTTTTCATTTCTTCAATTTTTTGTTGTTGTGGAAGTGCTTATTTTGTAAGCACACCGCGAAGTTCGGGGTTTATTTTGAAATAACAAAACTTTTTCGGAACTTTTTTATAAACTTTTTTATTGATTTTGCATAACCTCCAAGCTTCTTGTCTATTATAAAAATATCCGAAATGAGCAAATTTTCCGCTTGCAATATAAGCGTTTCGCAAAAATTGTGTTACCTTTGCATAAACTAATTAGTTTATAAGCATGAAAAAGGAAATTTTAGACGCACTGAAAGCCAAATTTGTGGGGGTCAGTGAAGCGATTTTGAACAGGATTGCCGACAAACTCGCCAAGACTGTAACAAAGCAGGAAGATGTTGCAACCGCTGTTGAGGGGGTAACATTCCAGCAAGTTCTCGAAAGTTACGGGGACAGCCGTGCTACGGAAGCGCAGCAGACCGCAGTCACCAACTATGAGAAAAAACATGGTCTGAAAGACGGAAAAAAGGTTGAAGAGCCGAAGCCGACAGAGCAGCCGAAGCCGACAGAGGAAACAAAGCCCGGTGAGGAGGAAATGCCAGCTTGGGCAAAAGCCCTTGTAGCTTCCAATGAAGCACTTACAAAGGAGGTGTCTGAAATGAAAACCGAAAAACTTGCAAAAAGCCGCAAGTCATCGCTTGAAGCAATTCTGAAAGACGCTCCCGAAAAAATCCGTCAGCGTTACGAAAAGGACTTTGCACGAATGACATTCAAGGATGATGAGGATTTCAACAACTGGATTGGGGAAATCACTCCCGATGTCGAAGCCATCACGAATGAGTACCAAGCAAAGGGCGGTGTCGTAACAAGACCGAAAGCAGGTGCAGCCGGAGGCAAGGGCGAGGAAAAGAACCCGTACTTGGAGGCTCGCATCAAAGAACGAGAGGCGGCAACGGCAACCCCCGCCATTCAAGGGTTGGCAACAGAAACTACCAAATAACAATGGAAGTAAATTTCAAACACCAAGACCCTGCCAAGGTTGACCCTATCTACATTGAGCAGGTTTTCGCTGAAAAGCCCGGAGGTGGATTGGTAGAAAATCCATCTTTCGATGCACCCCCTACGACCGCAGTTGGGGAGAAAAACGGAAAGTTTGCGCTGATTAAGGGCTACCGCCTTGTTGGTGCAGTCGCTAAAGCGGACACAACTATCAATGTCGCAAAGGGCAGCGGAATAGCTGTTGGCGATGTTATTGCCATCGGCAAAAAGGCTGTGGCTTGTACCGCTGTTGATACGTCTGCCGAAGATAAGGATGTGGTAACGGTTACGCTCGGTGTCGATATTGAGGCAGGTAAAGTCCTCTATCAAGCAAAGGAGGCAAGCGCAGATGCAGCAGAGCCTATCTTGACACCTGTGTACGTTACGGGCAACCGCCTTACAGCTAACGAGGGCGACCAGCCCGTGCGCCTTATCAACGGTGCGAATTTGAGAAAGGAAACGGCTAATGTAGCCAGCGAGGTAGCCGCATTGCTGCCAATGATTGCACTTGTGTAAAAGGAGGATTGATATATGGCTATGAACAAACCCCTTTTTGACATCGACCAGCCCGGAATGCAGGTTGCTGTCAATTCATACAAACCGGGTAACGGGCTTGCTTGGCGCACCCTCTTCCCGTTGAAGTACACCCCCAAGTTCGACCTGAAAGGACTGGAGGGCAACGAGGGCATTCCCGTGTCGGCAGACCGTGTCGCATTCAACACGAAAGCTCCCAAAAAGACCCGTAAGACGGTCGGCTCATGGAGCGGAAAGTTGTCTAAGATTGCGGTGAGCCGTGAGAAAGACGAGATTGAAATCAACGAGTACAACGACTTGCAGACTATCGCAGCCGCTAACACGGAGGATGCTGCAACCGCCCGTTACCTGGTTGATATGGTCTATGACGATTTGGACTTCTGCAATAACGCTATGGACTACAAGGTTGAGATTGATGCAATGCGTATCGGCTCAAACGGTATTCAGACTTTCCCGAAGAGCATTGAGGGCGACATGGCTACGGAGGACGTTATCAACTTCAACGTACCCAAGGAGAACTTCATCGGTGTTAAGGTCGCATGGAGCGATGCGGAAAAGGCTGACGGCTTGAAAGATGTTGCGGACGCAGCGGAGAAAATCGGCAAAAAGGGCTTGAAGAAACCCAAGTTTGCGATTTTGGAGAAAGCCAAGTTTGAGGAGCTTATCCAGCAGAAGTCCGTTGCTCGCAGATTGTTCCCTCGCTACGACCAGAACCTTGTCACCGCTGACATGATTAACCTCTCCAGCGTGAACAGCTACATGAACGGCAAGGGTTATCCCCAGTTCCTCGTGCTTGATACCTACGCAACTATCGAACACAAGGACGGTTCACAGGAAACTATCAAGCCTTGGAACATCAATACGGTTGCGCTGGCTCCCGTGCCGCAGCTTGGCTGGACTTACTACAAGCCTGTGCCGAATGTGCCTAACACGGAGGCGTTGCAGCAGCAAGCATCGTACTACAAGATGACCCGTTACTCCGACCTCAACCCGATGTTGGAGGTTACTATGGCAGAAGCCTACGTTCAACCCGGCTTGATTAACCGTGCTTCACTGGTGTTCATCAACACCACGAACACGAAGTGGAATAACGGAGAAACTGAGTAAACATGAACGTACTGCAATCTTTGAAAAGTCTGTCCGGCTACCCTATCCCATTGGCTACTATTCAAGATGTAGCCGATGAGGTAGGGATTAGCGTTGATGCCGAAACTACGCAGGAACTTCGGGGGAGCAAAGAGTTCAAACGTGCGAAAGCCCGTGTGTACCTCTACCTCTCGAAAGCCCCCAACGTATCGCAGGGTGGCATCACTTACAGTTTTTCGGACGAAGACCGCAGACGTTTCAGGAATGAGGCAGAGAGCATCCTTGACGAGATAGGCGATGATGCCAACGGATTAGGAGTTACTTACGGATATAAAGGTGAGGACTTATGATTATCGAAAACGGAACATTGCAGATTGTCAAAAAGGCTGGTGGCGGCATGGCTCACGGAAAGCCCGTTCCCGTTGTGGAAACACTGGGAGACCCGATAGCCTGTAACATCAAGACCCTGCATGACAACAAGAGAGGCAAAATCATTGACAACGTGTTTACACAGGCTTCATTTGAGGTTTTGATTGACCCTCTCGACTGCCCCCACTTCACGGATGAAACGGTCATTCTGACCGACAACCGGGGGACGGAGATAGGCAAGTTCCAAGTGCAGGATGTTCAACACCTCGACTATGTAGAGGCTGTAAAAGTTACCGTATGAGCGTAAAGAGGCTTACACCCAAAGGACACGCAAAGGAATTTGTGGATAACCAAATGGCTCTGAAAAGGCAGGTTATCATCAACAACTATATGTACGTTGGTGAAGCAGCGTTGGAGGTAGCCCGGACACAACACAAGTACCACCGTCAAACGGGCAACCTTACCAGTTCCATAGGCTACTGCATATTGGATAACGGAAAGGTGCTTGCGATGAGCAAGTTCGAGGTTGTAGGCAACGGCAAGAAAGGTGCGGAAGAGGGGCGCAAGTTCCTCCGTAAACTTATAAGGGAAAATTCAAAGGGGCTGGTGTTCATCATGGTTGCAGGAATGAGTTACGCCAACTACGTGGAGGCAATGAGCCTCGATGTGCTGGAGTCCGCAGAAATGCTTTCCAAGAAGATGCTCCCCAAGTTGTGCAAGGCATTAAAGTTATAGCAATGGCAAGAAAGGCTACATCAAGAATTGAGCAGGAAATGTACGATGCGCTCGAACATTTTTTTGAGGGGAAAATTTCGGGTGAGTTCTACCCCAGCGACTGCCGCCCGGCTGATTCCAACGTGGAGGATGCGGTGCTTACCGTTTCCAACGCTACGGCAGAGCAGATACAGGACGGTATCGCAAGGATAAACATCTACGTTCCCGACCTCGATAACGGAAGTGGGCGACCCGTCCCTGACAAGGAAAGACTAATAGCCCTTTCCGAACTTGACGAGCAGATAATTGACGTGCTTAACGGGGCTGACACCGACTATGAATTTGACCTTGCAAAAGGCACTGAAACGATAAATGCGGAGGCTATAAAGCAGCATTTTGTGAACATAACAATAGAATTTAATCACGTAACATTTAACTGATATGGCAAAAAGACAGAAAATCATTATGGCTTGGTCGAAGTGTACCATTGAGATTGCACCGACCGGGGCTGACGATGCTTTCAACGGCACTGAATTGAAGTCTATTGGTGTTATCAAAGACAAGTCCACCACGCTTGAACCGTCTGACGGTGACGCTCTCGAAATGAAAGCCACCGGGGGCGAGACGGTCGCCAAGGAAGTGCAGGAGGGCGGCTTCACTCTGAAAACCCGTGTCATTGAGCCTGACGAACTTTACAGCACCCTTGAATTGGGTGAGGAAGTTACCGCAGAGGGTGAGGACAAGGGCGACTTCAAGGTGAAAACCCACCTTGTTGATGGCGACTGGTCTGTTAAGGTAACGCCAAAGAACGTAGGCGCACGAGGTATCAAAGTACCTCTTTCCTCTATTGCTTTCAAGCCGGGTTACTCCGAAGAGGACGGTAACTACGCAGACCTCGAATTTGAGATTTTGAAGGGTGCGCAGGACTACTGGTACAGCCGCTTCAAGAAAACCGCTGCAACGACTGGAGCGTAAGCGGACAGGGGCTTTCGTCTATCAGGTTAGGACGCACCCCCACGGGTGAAAGCCGGGTTCGACCCCCGGAAGCCTCTCTAACTAAAAATCATTATCGACATGGAAACGATAGAAAAGAAAGTAGCAGACACTATTTTGCAGCGTTCAAGCGACAGCTTGGAGATTGACGGGAACGTGTACCCCATTGCGCCCCCGTCCACCGCAACAATCATACTCATTTCGGAACTGATTGCCGGGATGCCGGAGGTCAGGATTGATGCCGACAACATCTTGTTTGAGGTCTTGAACAAGGCTAAAAACTGCAAGGTGCTGGGCAAGATTGTGGCGACCCTCATTCTCGGTGCAAAGAGGGTGAACGAGCATAGAAAAGTGCTTGTAGATAAGGTTGTCCCCAAGCGTGTGTTCTCGTGGAAGAGATTGCGCTTGGAAACGGTCTATTACCGCAAGGAGCAGGTGGAGGTGGACGAGTTGGAACACCTCTCAACGCTGGTGTTGGAGGGCTGCTCGCCTAAAACGCTCCGGGAACTTGTTACCAAACGGCTCAACAACTTGGAGATTAGCGATTTTTTCGGGCTTACCACTTCCCTCAGCGAAGCAAATCTGCTAAAAAGGACAAAGGAAGTGGCGACAGCATCTGGGGAATGATTTATAGTTGGGCAAAGATGCTCAACACCACCCCCGATTATGTCCTTTACGAAATGAGTTACGAAAACCTGCTCATGTACGGTTACGCAGCCCCCTCCTACGATGATGAGGAGGCAGAGGAATGGGACGATAGGCTGGATGCCAACAACCCCGATAATTTCAACGATAACGCAGACGAGGAAGAGGAATTTATATGAATACGAGTGACGGAAGAGAATACTACGGCTTTGGGATAGACAATTCCCAACTGCGCAGAGAAGCGCAACAGGCTATTGACATATTTGACGGCATCGGAAGCACTGCCGAAGCAGAGGGCGCACGTATTGATACCGCTTTCCGCAGAGCCGGGCAAGCGGTGGTCGCTTATTTCTCGGCACAGCAACTTTACTCTTTCGCCAGTTCGGTAATCAAAACCCGTGGGGAGATTGAAGCCCTTGAAATTTCCTTTGAAACGCTGTTGGGCAACAAGGATAAGGCAAAGGAGTTTTTCGGTGAGATTAAGGATTTTGCCGTCAATACACCTATGCAACTGGGCGACCTCGCCAAAGGTGCGCAAACGCTCCTCGGCTTCAATGTCGAGGCAGAAAAGGTCATGCCCATACTCCGGCAGATAGGCGATATTTCAATGGGTAGCAGCGAGAAATTCAACTCACTTGTACTTGCTTTCTCGCAGATGTCCTCCACGGGCAAACTGATGGGACAAGACCTGTTGCAGATGATTAACGCAGGTTTCAACCCCCTTGTGGAAATGTCGAAAATCACGGGCAAGAGCATTTCGGAACTTAAAGACGATATGTCGGCAGGGGCTATCTCGGCAGACATGGTCGCAGAGGCTTTCGCCCACGCAGCCGGGGAGGGCGGCACGTTCAATGGTATGCTTGAAAAGCAGTCGAAAGGTCTGCAAGGCGCAATTTCCAACCTGCAAGGGGCTTGGGATGATATGCTCAACGATATAGGCTCTAAACAGCAGGGCGTGTTCGTGGACGGCATCAGCCTTGCCACGGAAGCAATCAAGCATTACGAGTTGTTCGCCAATGCCCTCCTTGCTATTGCCGCAGCATACGGAACGTATAAAGCCATACTTGCCGCAGTCGTTGTCATTCAGAAAGCGCAAGCCCTCGCAGATAACATTCGCCTTGTTATGATGTTCCGCAAGGAACTGGGACTGCTTACGGCAGCGCAACAGGCGTTCAATATCACCGCTTGGGCAAATCCTTACGTGCTGCTCGCCGCAGCAATTGTGGGCGTTGCTACGGCTCTCTACCTCTACGCTGATACAGCATCAAACGCTGAAAAGGCGCAGGAAAAACTCAACGAGCAGAAAGACGAGTTCCAAAAGAAACTGGACGAGGAGGCGCAAAAGGTCAATGAACTTATATCTATCATTCAGGACAAGACGGAAACCGACTATGCCCAGTTGAAAGCATACGAGGAACTGAAAAAGGTCTGCCCTGCCATTACCGATGCGTACACCCAAGAGAAACTTGCCGCCCTTGAACTGACCGAAGTCCGCAAGGCTCTCAACGAGGAAATGGAGCGCAAGACCTACGAGAACGCACAGCAGAATTTGCAGCGTTACACATGGCTGCTTTCGGAGGCTTCACAAGCGGAGGGCAACTGGACGAAGATGTCAAAGGAGGCGCAGGATGCCATAAGGAATGAACTTGGCACGGGACTTTTGAAAAACAAGGTCGAGCAACTGAAAGATGTTGTTAAGGGCTACCAAGAGCAGGTCGATGAGATAGAGCGTGTCAAGAAAGAAGCCGAAGAGAAAGCCAAGCCCATTGAAACAAAAATCGTGGAGGCGAAAGCCGACCTTGAACAGATACAAAAGGAGTTTGACAAGGCAAAGGCGAAACTTGAAGAGGAACAGGCAAAGACCAAAAAGCAGTTCGGGAAACAAGTAATGACCTTTCTCTATGAAATCAAGTTCCGAATGGCGCAAGGCAACCTGAAAAAAGCGCAGGACAAGGTCGCCAACCTCGAAGCCGAAAAAGCCGCACAGACTACCTACGAGCAGGATTACAATGCAGCGGCAAAGGCTTGGAAACAAGCCAAGAAGAAACTTGATACAATTAAACGGGACAAGGCAAAATATACCCAAAAGCAGTACAAGGATGCTGCCGATGCAGAAGAAAAAGCCCGTAAAGCCTACAAGAACCTGGGCGGTGAAATCACCACCACAAAACAGGACAAGAGCGCAGCCGACAAAGCCAAGCGTGACCGTGAGGAATACGCAAAGAAAATGGCGAATTTCAAGCGTTTGACCGCCTCCCAAGCCGTTGAACAGGCAAGGGCTGAAAAGGATGCGCAGTATGCCGTAGAACAAGCCCGTATTGATGCCATGCAGGACGGGTCAGAAAAGATATTGGCACAAATGGCTCTCGACCACAAACGGGAACTTGAAATGCTCGACCGTGAGAAAGCCGACTACCTGCAACGCAAGGTGGATAACGCCCGTGCTTTGTTCGAGGCTAACCCGGCTAACAAAGGCAAGGTTTTCAATGGCTCTAACATTACCCTCACCCCGGAAGAGAACGCCAGCTTTGCGCAGCGTAAGAAGTACACGGAGCAGAAGCAAGCCAACGAGGGGCAGGAACTTGTCGAGCGGCAACGCACCACCATGAATGAGTACCTGAAAGAATTTGGGGACTACATGGAGAAACGACAGGCAATCATTAACCTGTATAACGCTCAAATGGCAAAGGCTACCACGGAGGGCGAGCGGCTATCATTGTCCGCTACCATGAAGCGTGAGTTGTCGGAATTGGATATTGAGGCGAACAAGAGTACCGCAGCAATCAGCCGTCTGTTCGATGATATGACCAACAAGACGGTTAAGGATTTACGCAAGATAGCCGATGCCGGAGAAGAGGCGTTGCAATTCCTCATTGACGGAGAGTGGGACGAAGCCAAGGGGATTGAGTTCGGAATGTCGCAGGAAACTTTCGACACCCTCCGCAAGTCCCCGGCTGAACTGGAGAAGATACGCAAGGCAATCAAGCAAATCCGTGAGGAAGCGGACAAATCAGACACCGCTTTCAACAAGATGTCTAACGGGCTGAAAAAGGTCTTTGCCGCTGGCAACGATACTAAGAAACTGAAAGACGGCTTGGGAATGATTGAGGACGGCTTGAACAATGTAATGAACGTAGCCGGATTTCTCCAAAACAGCCTTTCTGACCTTGGCGATGCTTTAGGCTCTGATGCCCTCAAAGGGGCGGCAGACGGTATCAGTGCGGCAATGGATGTGGCAAGTTCCACGATGTCCGGGGCGCAAGCCGGAGCGATGTTTGGTCCTTGGGGCGCAGCGGCAGGAGCGGCTATCGGCTTGGTTTCCTCTCTCGGCTCTGCTATCGCAAAGTTGCACGATGCGAAGCACGAGAAGAAAATCAAGAAGTTGCAGGAGCAAATCGAGGTGCTGGAAAAGTCCTACGACAAGTTAGGTCGTTCCGTTGAAAAGGCTTACTCAAAGGATGCCTCAAAGATGATAGAGCAACAGAATACGTTGCTTGAACAACAAAAGGTACTTATCCGCAATCAGATTGCGGAGGAGAAAGACAAGAAAAAGACCGACTGGAACAGGATTAAGGAGTGGGAAAATCAGATTGAAGAGATTGACCAACTCATTGCCGACAACAAGGAAAAGGCGGTTGATGCTATCTTCGGTGAGGATTTGAAATCAGCCATTGACAATTTCTCCAGTGCCTATGCGGAGGCTTGGGCATCAGGTGGGGACAAGGCAAAGTCTGCAAAGGATGTTGTGAAGAAGATGATGCAGCAAATGGTTACGGAAAGCATCAAAGCTGCTATCCAGTCCTCAAAGAGCATGGAACAGATACGCCAAAAGTTGCAGGAGTTCTACGCAGACAATGTCCTTTCCCCGTGGGAGCAAGACTACATCTACCGTATGGCTGAAAATCTGCAAAAGGAACTTGACAACCAGTTCGGCTGGGCTGATAGCCTTATGTACGAGGGTTCATCAGCATCGCAGGACAGCACCAAGAGGGGCTTTGCCACTGCCAGCCAAGACAGCATAGATGAATTGAACGGACGGTTTACGGCTATACAACTCAATTCGGAAGCGAATAAAATCACACTGATTACAATTAGCGATGATGTGAAGGCAATCCGATTGCAGATAATAGCCGACCGGGAACACATGGAAGAGATTAGGAATTTAACCTTGCTTGCCGTGGGGTATCTCGAAACGATAGCCAAGAACACAAAGGAGTTGTTCGAGATGAACGAGCGGTTAGGCAAGATTGAAAAAAATACACGGAAGTTATGATACAGGAAATAATAAAATCGGCATCCCTTTGTGGGGCTTGCAGTGGTTCGGGAAAGGTGAACGACTGGAGAAGCCTTGCTTGGCTCTTTTTCTCCCCACAGGGGCGTGAGTTCTGCGAGGAAAAGAATTTCCCCAGCCTCTCCACGTTCCAGCGTATGAAACCATACAACGTGGAGCGATTTGGCGTTTTCGTTGATTTCGGGCGTGTTTCTCGCTCAAATGATAAAGATATTGCCTTGATAGGCGATACTTGCGGAGAATTGAAATTTGATGAAAATAACGTAGTCCACAAGGTAATACTCATGCACGGGGCGAAAGCCCACATAACGGCAAGCAATTACGTTGTCCTCCTGATAGTAAACGTAGGGGACTGCGAGGTAACTATTGACAAGGACGAAACGGTGGTTGTACTATGAGAGGCGAATGTTACATTAACAACAAGGATGCGCACGATGAATGGGGCTTGATATTCGGTGAAACATCGCTCACCGCCTTACTGACCCCTGCCCCGGTAAAAGGGTACATTCAGAACAAGAGTGCGCTGATACACGGCAAGCAGGTCTTGTCGGGTGAGGAAAATCCCCCAAAGATTGACGAGAGGGATTTGCAGCTTGTGTTTGCCATCAAAGCCAAGAACCTGACAGAGTTCCTGACGAAGTACGGCAATTTCGTGAAAGAGTTGGAAAAGGGTAAACTGAACATCCGCACGAAGTATCAGCCGGGCGTGGTGTACCACCTCCTTTATGTTTCCTGCCAGCAGTTCAAGCAGTTCAATGGACGGCTTGGGAAGTTCGTGTTGAAGTTGAATGAACCTAACCCAAAGAACAGAGTATGATTGATATTAGGGACAAAAAGGGCAACATACGCTATTCGGTAGAAGTTTCGGAGCGGAGCGTGTACCATAAGGAACTTATGGCAGAGGAATACGTGCTTCTGACCTTTGAAACCGAAAAACTTGTGCATCTGCGGAAAGGCGACTACATCGAAACGGAGTTTGGGCGTTTCGAGATTATTGCCGTTGATAAGCCGGAGCGCAATGTAAATTCCGATGGCGGTTGGTCGTATGAACAGAAGTTCTGCCCACCTTGGGCAAAATGGGTGAACCGCAAGATGTTCTACAACCGACAGAAAGGAAGCGAGAAAGCGTGGAAAATGACCCAACTGCCCAAGTATTTCATGCAGATACTCGTTGACAACCTCCGTGAAGCCGGGTTCGGTGACTGGAGTTTTACTATTGATGCCAGCCTCACGGAAATGAAGTTGGTAGAGTTCGACAGCACAAACCTACTCGATGCGCTGACGAGGATTGCCGAAACGTGGGAAACTGAATGGTGGATTACCGACAACGTGATACATCTTTCAAAATGCGAGTACGGTAGCCCGGTCGTGTTTGAGGAGGGCGATGTTGTAAACGGAATGGAGCGTGAGGATGGGCAGGACACCGATTATATCACCCGGCTCTACGCTTTCGGCTCTACCCGTAACGTGCCGCAGGACTACCGCAAAAACGAGGATGCAAGCCTTGTCATTGAGGGTGTCGTGGAACGCAGGTTGAAACTTCCTGCCGGGATTGACCACATAGACGCTTGGGACAATATGCAGCCCGAAGATGTGGTTGAGGGAATCGTCGTGCTTGATGAGATTTACCCCCACCGTGTCGGCACGATGTCTAATATCACCACAAAGGAATACACCGATAAGGTGGAACAAGAGGACGGCAGCACGGAGGAAGTGAAATGGAACGCCTACCGCTTCAAAGATACGGGTGTGAAGTTCTCAAAGGAATACATCATACCCGGTGAGGAACTTCGCATCATCTTCCAGTCGGGAACGCTTGCCGGAATGGACTTTGCCGTTACTTTCAACCCGGACGGGCTTGCAGAGAGCCAAAGCGGTGCGCAGTTGTGGGAGATTGTCAGGAATGAGGACTACGGGATTGCATTGCCAAGCGAGAACTTCAAGCCCTCGAATGGCGACACGTACATCCTTTACGGTTACGACACTAAATTTGTTTCCGACAGGCTCATTCCGCAAGCCGAACAGGAGTTGCTGGCAAAGGCTCACGAGATTATCTTGAAGAAGAGCCAAGACAAGTCCATATACAACTGCCCGACTAACCCAGTGCGTTGTGCCGGGTACAAGGAGCGCAACGGGGAAATGGTTTACCTGCCCTCCGATGTCGTGGACTTGGATATTGGGCAAGCCGTTGAGTTGCGCAATGAAGGCTACTTCGATAGCGGCTACCGTGTCAGTCGTGTACGCTCCTTTGAGAAGCGTTTGGACAACCGATATAGTTGCACCTACACAGTGGGCGAGAGTGCAGCCTATTCAAGCCGGGCGGCACTCGAAGAAAAGGTTGATTCCATAACCTACAACAACACCCAGTATATTTCGGGCGGTGGCAGTGGCGTGTACGTTATCAAGCGGCACGATGGGACTACCCCCAGCGACCATAACGTGTATTCCTCGCTCCGTGCCAAGTCGGAGTTCCTGCACAAAGTAAACCCCGATGTCGCCACTGGTCTAAAGAAGTTCCTTGACGGCATAGAGGCTGGTTTCTACGAGGAGGGCGTGTCGGGCGGCAAGTTCGACAAGGACGGAAACTTGGAGGCGCACAGCCTGATAGTCCGCACCCTTGCCCAAATAGCGACCGCCATTGTCGGGCAAATTGGCTCGGAGAAGTTCGTTGACGGATTTTTCGGTGAGGGCTTCCAAATATGGAAGATGCTCGCAACGGGCGACTGGAACATGACGATAGACCGCCTAACGGTACGCAAACTCATGACCGTGTATGAGCTGCTTATTGCCAAGATTAGGGCGGTGGGCGGTCAGTTGGTCGTGTCTGCCGGAAATGGCAAGATAAAGTCCGTGGAAACGAGCGGAGAAAACTACCTTATCAAGTTCGAGGACACGAACACATTTGCAGAGGGCGACCTGATGCGCTGTCAGGTGTGGACTGGTTCGGGCATAAAATACTACTGGGTACGTGTTTCTTCCTCTGACGGGGACACCATAACCGTGCCTATCTCCGAATTTGAGGGAGTGCAGCCGGAAGAGGGTGACGAGTGCGTACTGATGGGTAACACCGATAACCCGTTACGCCAAAACCTTATCAGCATATCCGCTACGGAGGACGGACAACCACGCATTGATGTCCTGAACGGGGTGAAATCAAAGAGTTTCGAGGGTTGTTTGCGTGCGAGGCTGGGCAATCTTGACGGGATAAGCGATAACTATTTCCCTGCCGACAACCAGCCGCACGGGGACGGTCTGTATGCCGACAATGCATATTTGCGAGGTACGTTTGTCCTCTCTACTGGCGAGGATGTCAAGACGAGATTTGAGATACTGGAGGGTCGCATAAGTTCGGAAATTCAGTCCGTTGAAAAGGAACTTATGGCATACGAGAGTTACCTGCGTAACGCCTACTTCAACGATAATATGGACGGTTGGGAAACAGACAACGGTGTAACTTTCTTCCTCATAGGCAACAAATGGATATGGCTCAACGATAAGCCCTACGCCAATAAGACCGCCTACACGGGAATAATGACCGACCGCAACCGCACCGTGCTGTATATCAAGAACCGCTACCTGTTGCAGCGCAACGAGAACTTCGAGAGCCACCCCGTATGTGACGAAAAGGGCATTGACGGTAAGTTTCTGCCCAAGAAGTTCTACCTGTCATTCTTCTACCGCTGCATAACACCAGGTACGCTCAAAATTGAGTTCGAGGGCGCAAATCAAGACGGTTTCAGCCCGTTTAAAATGCTTTCCGTGAACCAAGAGATTGAGGAAACGGGTGAGGAATACAAGACCTTTGAGGCAACGGGCTTGTGGAACGGCACGGGCGATTTCCGCTTGTCGTTCTCGGGCGAAATGTACCTGTATGCCGTCCGGCTATCCCTTGACCGCATCGCAGACATCGAGCAGCGTTACAAGACTTTCTTTGAGCAGACCGACAAAAAGTTTACACTGGCTGCGGAGGAACGTGCAGAAACGACAAGAAAGTTGGAGGAATACCACAGCGAAATGATTATCACCGCACGTGAGATACGTTCCGAAGTGTCTGCAAGCCTTACCAACCTTGAAACGGGAATGACGGAGAAACTGAATACCGCCATATCGCAAACGGAGAAAAAAATCAACATCGTAGCATCCCGGTTCAATGAGGATGGAAGTATCAAGAATACAGCAGGGCTTGTTACCACGGCAGAGGCAAATAAGATGTTCGCTTTCGATTCCGCAGGTAATTTGGTATCGTTCATTGAGCAGACCGCATCCGACATCAAGATAAAGGCTAAACATATAGCGTTGGAGGGATTGGTGACTGCAAATGAGAATTTCAAGATACTGGAGGATGGCAGCATCATTGCTAAAAACGGAAAGTTCATCGGGGAAATAGAAACGCAGAAAGGACTGATTGGCGGCTTTGAGATTGCTTCGGGGCGTATAGGCTCTGCCACAACTCCGGGTAATGATTATGGAGGAGGATTAGCCATATATGATGATTTCTTCCGTGTTGGGGCTGGTAACGGTTATGTCATGTTCGGTGATGATGTTATTCCGTCTTATGTCGGAGGAGCGTTTACCGCGACTGGGCGTATCGTAAACAAGCATCCGAACACCTTTGGTTCTTACGGTTTCGACCAAGCCAACTACGGCTTGTTCATAAACGTGAGCGGAGGAACGAAAAACTACGGAATTTTCAGTGATTCAGCCTTAATGGCTCCGGCTTTCATTAACACGAAAGCGAAATTACTTACTTTTACGGGGAACGGCTATAAGGTTGATTTCTCGCAGTACAATATCATCTTGATGTACTACAACGACCCGGCATATTCTGGAGTAGAAGTAACATTGCCTACGGAAGCATCGGTTGCAAGTCAATTCGGATTAAGTTCCCTGCCAACAGATTTTGCCGCAGTTGTTGTTTTTCGGGTTAGAACTGGCTCTCAAAAAATAACCCTTAAAGGGATATACAATCATAATGAGGGATTGACTAATTATGAAATGGCTTCGGGCGACTCTATAATTGTGCTGATTACAAAGGCTGATGGATTTAGGTATCAAATAATTAACCACTCATCATAAAAAATGGCAAAGTTAAATTTCAAATCATTCTCTGTTTACACGAGTGTAAGCAGGAAAACCAAAAAAGAGATAGATGTGCGAGAAACATTTGCCGACTTGCTCTATACTGGAGTGAACGGCATCCGCTCACACGCTCTTGCATTGAAAATTTTTCAAAGTGAGGGAGAAACGGAGTTTACCGATGAAGAAATAGCCCTGATTAGGAATACAGCCGAAACAAGATGTATTCCGGGCTTCATTGACGGATTGATTGAGCAAATAGGAAAAGAGGCTGAAAACGAGGGCGATTTACAGCCTACCAACCCCATAAAATAATAAGGATATGGCAATAACAGATGCTGAAAGGAAACAAATCGTCCAAGAAGTCCTTGCACAGGTTAAGGCTTCATCTCAGGGCGTGAACGAGTTGGAGGAGGTTTCAACCCTTGACGGGGTTAAGACCCTCCCGGCTATGAAAGGCGACAAGGTTGTAGCAGCTCCCGTGTCGCTGTTGGGCAAACCTGCCACCGATGCGGCTGCAAAGGCAACTGAGGCGGCAAATAAGGCTGTCGAGGCTACGACCCGTGCCGATACAGCGGCTACCCTTGCCGCTAACAAGGCAGGTGAGGCAGAAACGGCAGCAGGAACGGCTAATGAAGCAGCCGAAAAGGTAAACACTGCCCTTGGCAATCTCAGCGAGGTTGCAGGGGAATTGAGGGGTACGATACTGAATGTAAACCGTGTATTGAACACCACCACCCAATATGCAGACATCACGGCAGCGGTTAACGCTATTGTAGCAGCCAATATCACGGAGGCGAAACAGGACGGAGTTGTGTTCATTTTCAACACGGCAAAGGGCTGGGCTTGCAAGCAGTTCTCGGGCAATCCGGCTACGGAGTTCAACAACGCTTCCAAGTGGAAAGACTTTGGAGGTGGTTCGGGCAGCGGTTCGGGCTTCTACAATGTTACCGTTGAGCAGCCTTTGGGTAGCGGTTACTACACCAAAGAAACGGCTGTGGCGGCTCTTGCTGGGGCTGACATCGCAGACGAGGCAAAGCAGGGTATGATTATCACCTTTGAAGTTAGCGCAGGCAAATGGGCAGACTATCGTTTTGCCGGGACTGATATAAGCAGCTTTCTCACCCCCGGAGCGTGGGAAGAGTACGGAGGCGCAGGTGCGGTCAAGCAGGTAACTTTCAACGGTGAGAAAAAGACCCCCGATGAAGCCGGAAACGTGACTATCAATGTGGATGTTCCCGAAGTGGACGAAACCTTGAACCTCGATTCCACTAATCCCGTTCAAAATGCCGCAGTGACGGCTAAACTGAACGAGGTAGATGCTGGTACGCTTTTCGGCAGTGAGGTGACGGAGAATGACGATAACACGGTAACGGTAAGCCTTAAAAGCAAAACGGCAACCATTACGGAATTTACCATACCAGCCGGAGGCGGTGGAGGCGGTGAAACCGGTTCGGCAACCAAAATCGTGCTTTCCTCTTCCGTTGATAACCCGATTATCAAAGAGGGAGGCAGTTCCATACTGACCTATACTTACGACCACCAATATACAGGTGGCGATGAAGCCGGGCAATCTACTGGGCAGAGAGCGAACATAACCGTACAGATGAAGCGAGGCGTACAGACGGTTTTCACCCAGTCCTACACCAATGTCGCAAAGGGCAGTTACAGCCTTGACATATCCAAGTACCTGTTGCTCGGTACGACTGACATCTACGTGAAAGCAGAGGTTACGGACATCGAGGGCAAGAAGCAGACCAAGCAGGCATATTCATCCGTTAAAGTGGTTACGCTGGCTCTCTCCACTTCCTACAACCTTGCCAACAAGGTAGCGCAGGGCGGCTACGGAACGCTTGAAACCGTGTCAATACCGTTCACCGTTTCGGGTGCAGGAACAAAAGTCGTGACCCTCTATGTGGACGGCAAGCAGCAGAACACACAGACCGTAACCAAGTCCGGCATTACCAACGGCAACTTCAACCTATCATTGAGTACTCTTGCAGCCGGACGGCATACAATCCAAATGGTTGCGGAAATGGACGCCTCGGACGACCTCACAATCAAGTCCGAAAGTATCTACTTTGACATACTGAAAGCAGGAAGTTACAAGCCATTCATCGGTACGCTGTTGCACCACGAAGACGGGCGTATCTTCACGAGCGACCACCTGACCCCGACAATCGAGGTAGGGCAGTATGAGAAGATGGATTTTGAGTTCATAGCATACGACCCCGAAAAGACCCCGGCTGATATGTCCGTGTTCCGTGACAACGTGAAGACACAGACGGTCAGTGTGCCAAGAACGGTGCAGATATACACCAACCGTTACACCTCGCAGGGCAAGACCAATATGCGTTTCGAGTGCGGAACAACGCTGTACCCGTTCTACATTGATGTTAAGGCTTCAAGCATCGACATTGAGGAAATTACCGCAGGGCAGGTGCTGAAACTTTCAGCCGCTGGACGTAGTAATACGGAGGAAAACCCGGCACAATGGGAGTACAACGGCATCAAGACCACGTTCAACGGCTTTGACTGGAGCGGTAGCGGCTGGACGGGCGAAACCTTGAAGATGCAGAATGGGGCAAACATTGAGATTGGCTACAAGCCCTTTGCCTCGGACGCCACCCCCAACGGGGCGACCTATGAATTTGAGTTGCGTTGCTCTAACATCACGAACAAAAAGGGCGTTATCCTGTCCTGCATGGAGGGCGGCATCGGCTTCCAAATGACAGCGGAAGAGGTGAAGATGATAGCCTCCAACGGCTCATCGGTAAACACTCCTTTCGTGCCTGACATGAATTTCCATATCAGCTTTGTAATCCAAAAGAAAACGGACACAAGGCTTATGGAGTTGTACGTGAACGGTGTGCGATGCGGCACGAAGCAGTATGCCGGAACGGAGAGCCTTTTGCAGCCCAACCCGGTGAACATCACCGTAAGTTCGGAGGCGGCAGATGTAGATATGCGTTCAATTCGTATCTACGAAAAGCCCCTGACCGATGATGAAATGCTTGTCAATTTCATGATTGACCGGGAGACGGTCGAGGAAATGGTAACGCTTTACAACTCCAACGATGTAATGGACGATGAGGGAGTTTCCGTGGATATTGAGAAGTTGAGGGCGCAGGGTAAGTCCGTCATGCGTATTGTGGGCGATGTGGAACTTGTCAATCAGACGAACAACAAGAAATTTGAAGTACCCGTTGACATCTACTTCTATTCGGCATACGGCAAGGAGTATGACTTCATCGTGCATGGCGCAGGACTTCGCATTCAGGGAACATCATCCACCACGTACCCCCGAAAGAACTACCGTATATACTTCGACCGAAAGAGCAAATACGGCACAACGCTTGAAGTGAACGGCAAGGATGTTCCCAGCCTTGAATATAGTTTCAAGCCGGGTGCAAGACCTGTCAAGATATGGTGTTTGAAAGCCGATTTCTCCGATAGCTCCTCAACCCACAACACGGGTGCGGTGCGCCTCGTGAATGACGTGTGGAAAAAATGCGGTTTCCTCACCCCTCCGCAGAAAGCATACAATGGCAACTACGACCTGCGTATTGGCGTTGACGGATTCCCGATTGACGGTTTCTATGACAACGACAATAGCGGCAATAACAAGTATCTCGGAAAGTTCAATTTCAACAACGAGAAGAGCGACAGCCATGTTGTCTATGGCTTCGAGGGTATCGAGGGCTTCAATGACGAGGCGGCACTTGCCGGAAAGGAAAACCCGTGCATCTGCTTGGAGTTCCTGAACAACTCAAAGCTGCTCTGCCTGTTCTCTACAAGCGATATGGGAGAGTTTGACGATAGTCTGGAGTTCCGCTTCCCGGCTGATGTTACTTGGGGCGATGCGACAGCCTACCAAAAGGGTGCTGTTACCCGGTTGTGGAACTGGATAGTAAGTTGTAGGAACAATCCCGACAAGTTCAAAGCGGAGGTAAGCCAGTACTTTGATGTAAACAGCCTTTGCGCCTGGTATCTGTTCACGGACTACTTCATGGCGGTTGACCAACGGGCAAAGAACATGATGCTTGCCACTTGGGACGGGCTGAAATGGTATTTCCTGCCTTATGATGCCGACACCATTTTGGGTAGCCGTAATGATTCCGTGCTTGCGTACACGTATATCATCACGCATGAGACTTTCGACAACTCCACTGGCTCATACGCCTTTGCCGGACACGATAGCCTCTTGTGGGAACTGGTGCGCACCGCAATGAAAGACAAATTGATTGAAACCGCTGGTGTTATCCGCTCCAACATGAGTACGGAGGAGGTGCTTACGATGTTCAATGTTACGCAGATGGGCAACTGGTCGGAGCGTGTCTATAACAAGGACGGCTATTTCAAGTACATCCAGCCTCTTACGGAGGGCGTAAGCACTACGGAGGGAACGAAGCACTACGACTACCTGTATGCCTTGCAGGGAAACCGCTATGCCCACCGCCTCTATACCATTAAAAACCGCTTTGCGCTCATGGATGCGCAGTATGTGGCTGGTACTTACCGTGCGGATAGCTTCGCTTGCTACTTCGGTTACAAGTTCAGCCAGTCGCCCCGTAAGGTGAAAATCACTGCCAGCGAGCGGTACTACTTCGGCTACGGCTACACCAACGGTACGCCTACACAGAGTGCGGTGCTTGCGGAAGCTGAGGGTTCAAGGGTGGAACTTACAATCAGCACCGACCTTATCGTAAACGACCCGCAGAACTTCTACGGGGCAAGCCGTATCAGAGACCTTGACCTGACGAATGTGTCCCACGCAATTTTGCAGACCCTTAACCTGAACAACTGCACGGCATTGAGGTCGCTGAACGTAAGTTGCGGCTCAACGCAGAAAACGCTCAATGCGCTGATTGTTACGAATTGTAAAAGTTTGCAGAGCCTCACGATGAACGGCTTGCTTTCCGAAAGTTTCACAAACATAGACCTTTCGGGCAATGCAAAACTGGAGGTGCTTTCAGCCGGGAACACAGCCCTCAAAAGCGTGTCATTCGCCAAGGGTGCGCCCCTTATGTCGGTCGTACTTCCTGCCACGCTGCAAACGCTGGAACTTGTCAGCCTTAACCGTCTGACCAATGACGGGCTGCAACTGGAGGGTACGGACAACATCGACCGCCTCGTGGTAGATGATTGTGCCTCTATTGACTGGATAGCCTTGTTTAACAAGTGCCAAAACGTGAAGTACCTGCGTGTTACGGGCGTGGATATGAAAGACGATGGCACGTTGCTCAATCAGCTTATGAAGATAGGCGGTGTGGACGAGAACGGAGGTAACACCCCGACTTGTCGCCTTGTCGGTAAGTGTAAACTCACTACCTACATTGACGATGCAACCTTTGCGCAGATGCAGGAGCATTTCCCCGAATTGCAGATTAGCCAGCCGGAATGTACCGTTATCAAGCACCTTGAACATATCACGGACGGCACGGGATTTAGCAACCTTGACAATAAGACCGGGTACGACTACGACAATGAGTTTGAGTACAGCGGTCACGTGGCAAAAATCTTGTCGAAGCGTTACCGCTGCCTCGGAAAGAAAACTGCTAACGGAGAGGAAACAATCTGTAAGCTGCATGACAAACATTCCGGCTATTATGCCGATGCCGTGAACGTGAATTTGGCTACTCCTGCCATTCTGACGGGAGCGGAGGGCGATGTGTGGATGTACGAGCCTCACTACTGGTACAAGGGCGTTAATGACTTCCTGAATAAAGCAAAGTACCGCATTTTCAGTTCGCTTGAAAAAGAGCCTACAAAGGCAGAGAGCGTGAAGTTGATGCAGGGTGACCTGGAGGTTAAGGCTGGTTATGCCGTGCGTATTCAAGTTGACTACAACACGCTGGCAGAAGCAGAAACGCAGGTGTCGCAGAATAGTTACTACACGGTGGATGTCAGGGGCTACAAGCAGGTGCGTTTCCCCGGACTTGTTTCGGCTGTTTACGGTGCGCTCTTCCTCGATGCAGAGGGTAACATCATAGAGCGCATGAAAGCCACTTCGGACAGCGGCATAATCAACGGAATGTACCTTTTCAATGCGATTCCGGCAAATGCCGTAAAACTTGCATTCTCGGTAGTGAATAACGATCCTTTCGACTATGTGCTGCTAACCAAGTCTGATGAAATAGAAGCCATTGAACCCGATTGGTGCGAGCATAAGGAATGTCTTACAGGTGTATATGAAGCGTTGTTGCGTGATGATATGCTGCGCTCCATCAGTGGGGTTCAATCAGCCGCAAGTATAACGCAGCCTGACTTCAAGCAGTATGCAAAGAACCGTGGAAACGGATTTCAGCTTGTCGATTGGGAAATGCACAAGGATGTCTGCAACCTGTTCTACGCCAAATACGGCAAGGCTGATAGCCAAGGTACTTGCGGATATGGCTCAAACACGAATGGACGTGTTACCGGGCTTACCAACGAGGCAGGAATGACAGACACTTTCGCTAACCCCGACAATACCGAAGAGCAAACGGCATATATAATCGTGGACGGTGTCAAGAAAAACATTCAAGCCCCTAATGTGCTGGGATATGAAAACTGGTACGGAAATAAAGCAGAGTGGATAAACGACACATTCAACGAGGGTGTGGTAGATTATTCTATGCACATCACTATGCCGGACGGCTCTATCCGCAAATTGAAAGGCGAAACGACTGGAGGCGACAGATACCCGATGAATGTAGTAAACGGTCGGCATATGGATGTTTGGGTTGCAAGGGCAGGAGGCTCTACATCAAGCTACTATTTCGATAATAACTACGTTTCTACCGCTATCAACCGTGTGGTGTATCGGTCGAGCTACAATGCGAATGAGCTTGGCGGTGTTGCGTATGCGGTCACGTACAACGATTCATCGCACACGCACACGCTCATTGGGTCTCGGCTTGCCTTCCGTGGAAAAATCGTCATTGCGAAGAGCGTTGCAGCGTTCAAAGCGATTGTCGAAATAGCGTAAGCGAAAGCGGAGCGAAAAAGCGTAAAATCGGGAGCGGAGGCGACCTTGTTGTTCGACCTCCCTCCCTTTGAAAAACAAAGGTGGATTTCCCAAAGACACCGTGTGGTGTATCGGTCGAACAACAATGCGAATGCGAATGGCGGTGTTGCGTATGCGAACACGAACAACGATTCATCGAACACGAACACGAACATTGGGTCTCGGCTTGCAAACAATAAGAAATAGAAGCGTTATGCCTCAAAAGTATTCAGGCGTACAACAACGGGGACGTGTCCCTAACGTGGAGCCTGTGGGAATGAGCCTCAGTAGCAGCGTGAGCAATCACGGAAAACTGGAAAAGAAAGCGTGGGGTGGAGTTTGGTAGGGACTTATGTCAGCCGAAGAAGTCAGACCCCGAAAAATTGAAGGCAAAATTAAAAATGAGAAGATTAGGAAAGACAAGTAACATCATTGAGGAGATTTGCGAATACAGCAACATCTATAACTCTCTCCATGTCGTAATGAGGGGCAGGAAACGGAAGAAAAGCCGTGTCGGTCGCTGGATTATGGCTCATCAGGACGAGGTGATAAAGAGGTTGCAGGAGCAGATACGGTCGGGTACGTTCTGTATATCCGGCTATCGTGAAATGCTTGTCACAGATGGTCCGAAAATTCGCACGGTACAATCCGTTTCGTTGATTGAGCGAATTGGATGCAACGCCATCATGGCGGTTGTGGAGGACGAAATCTTCAGGCGGTATATCCGCACCACGGCTGCATCCATCAAGCGTAGAGGGATGCACGACCTACTGAATTTTATCCGTAGGGACTTGCAGGAACACCCGGAGGCAATGAAGTATGCCTACAAGTTCGACATCAAAAAGTTCTACGAGAGCGTGAACCAAGACTTTATGATGTATGCCCTGCGTAGAATGTTCAAAGACAAGGTGCTGCTTACGATGCTGGAGCGTTTCGTGAGGATGATGCCTAACGGCTTATCCATTGGGCTACGCTCATCGCAAGGCTTCGGCAATATGCTGTTGAGTATGTTCCTTGACCACTACATCAAAGACCAAATGGGCTATAAGCACTTCTACCGTTATTGCGATGACGGGGACGGTCATTCAAGTACCAAAAAGGAGTGCTGGAAGTTCCGGGACATCGTACACGAGAGAGCCGGACTGATGATGCTACAAGTAAAAGGAAATGAACGTGTGTTCCTGGTTACAGAGGGCATCGACTTCCTCGGATATGTTATCTATCCGACCCATACCCGGTTGAGAAAGCGCAACAAGCAAAATGCAGCCCGGAAGCTGCACAAGGTGAAAAGTAAGAAAAGACGGCAGGAGATAATTGCCTCCCTTTACGGACAGTGCAAGCACGCAAACTGCCATAATTTGTTTTATCGTTTAACTGGTATCAAGATGAATGATTTTAAGAGTATGGGCATCAAGCCCAAGTTTGAGGACGGCAAAAAGCGTTTCAAAGGAATGAGCGTTTCTGTCCGTGAGTTGGTAAATATACCTATCGAGGTAGTGGACTTTGAAACTGGCATCGTTCCACGTTTCGAGAGGGAGGAGTACGAGAAGAAAGTTGCGGAGGCAAAAGCGGTCTATAATGCAGCCCTCGCAGCGAACAACGGCAAAGTCCCGGCTGGTGTAATCAACCCGGACGACATCGAAAAGCCACACGGCAGATATGTCGTGCGCATAAAGGTGGACGGGGTAGAAAAGAAGTTTTTCACGGCATCCAAGGAAATGTGGTCTATATTGGAACAAATCAGAGAAATGGATAAGTTCCCATTCACGACCACAATCAAAGCGGAAATGTACGGTAAGAAAGGTGAAACTAAATATATTTTTACTTGATATGAGAAGAGTAACAGGAAACAAGGGGGTATTGCCAATTGAGTGCGTGAACCCAAAGAAAGATAAGTGGTGTGTGCGTTTCGACATTCAGAATGCCGCAGACAGCGACACATCGGAATACTACGAGGAAGTGTACCCTAATAAACCGTCCCCGGAGGACATCGAAAACACTTTGTTCTCAAACGACTTGGATTTGCCCCAAAAGGAAATTTCAAGCATCGGTGCATTGCTGGGCTATAGCGGTGGAGAGTTCGAGAAGCGTTTTGAGCAGGGGCGTAATGACCGTGTGGCAGCAACCCCGTATTTACAACTCATGGAAGTGGTACGGGAACAACATCTTACGGCAACCGACATTCCAAGTACCGTAGCGTTGAAAGTCCCAGCTACGTTCTTCCCGTTCTCGGAGTTGTGTAAGCGAGGCAAGCAGGTAGAAAAGGGTGTTATATTCAAGTACGGGGGTAAATTGTGGAGGGTCGTTCAACCTCACACGCCTATGGATATTTATCCACCGTCCATTGATACCGCCTCGCTCTACACGAGGGTTGAGCCGGAACACTCAGGAACGCTTGAAGACCCAATACCCTATGAGCAAGGAATGGCGTTTGAGAGCGGCAAGTATTATGAGCAGTTTGGAGTGGTGTATGTCTGCATACTTACAACGCTGACGGGCTACCCCAACGACCTCAAAGACCTGCCTACAATCGTAAAACCTGTATAAATTCACCTTTTACGGAAAGTAAAAGCCTAAAATGCTTATATTGTAAGCACATTTTAATACCTTTGCATTTGGATTAAAACAAAAATGTATGAAGATATTAAATTGGCTCAAAACAAGTAATAGGTGGAAGCATATCGTGGGAGGTGCAGCAATCGGGGCTTTTTCAGGCTCTGATTACTGCGCCCTCTACGCTTCTATCCTTTCAGCGGCAAGCCTTGAATACAAAGACAAGGCGCACGGCTGCGAATGGGATTGGATAGACTTCGGACTGACCGTAGCCGGAGCGATTGTCGGACGTTTAGCGGTTAGATGGTTATGAATGAAGTGCAAGGGACATTAGAGGTTGCAAAAGGCATAAGCGACCTTGGCGTACTGATAATTATCGGTGCAGCCTTTATCGTGTTGTCTCTTGGAATGTGGGTAGCCCTATTCCGCTGGTTCAAAAGCATCATGGATAACGTGATTAAGAACAATTCCGCTACTATGAGCGCACTTCTGACCAAAACCGATGCACAGAATGATGTACTGAATGAGATTGCAGACGGCTTGCGCCCCTCGACCTTGTTGCAGATAAAGAACATATCCAACACCTGCTTTGACCTCTCTACGGAGAAAGTCTGCCGTATCATAAAAAAAGTTCGTGAGGAAAACCACATTGACAACAAGGAGGCGACTAAGGCGAAAATAAGGACTTTGCTCTGTAATCTTCACGAGGACAGGAACAGCCGTTTTGACAGCACCAGGTATCGGGGCAATACTCTGACCCACTATACTTCCCCGGAATGGATTGATTGGGTTGCGGAGGTTGTGGAAAACGAGGTATATTCAGAGCAGAACAACGCCCGTGCCTTTACAAACGTAGAGGCGGTGTATAGCAAAATAAAACTTGATTTTTATCACAGACTAACAGAATAATACAATGAAAATTCTAATTGACAACGGACATGGAGAGAATACACCGGGGAAACGAAGCCCCGATGGTGAATTTCGTGAATACCTCTACGCCCGTGAAATAGCGGAGGCGATAGAGCGTGAATTGAAAATGAGAGGCTACGATGCTGAACGTATCGTGCATGAAACGGTAGATGTCCCTCTCGCAGAACGTGCAAGGCGTGTAAACGAGTTCTGCGGCAAACTGGGTGCATCCAATGTAATCCTTATTTCCATCCATTGCAATGCTGCCGGGAACGGAGATTGGATGAACGCAAGGGGGTGGAGCGCATATACAAGCAAAGGGAACACGAAAGCCGACACCCTCGCATCCTGCCTCTATGCAGCGGCTGCAGAGCATCTTCCGGCTGGCACGAAGATACGCAGCGACTGGTCGGACAAAGACCCCGATTGGGAGGAGAATTTCTACGTGCTGACCAAAACACGATGCCCGGCAGTATTGACAGAGAACTTCTTTCAGGACAATAGGGATGATGTCGCTTTCCTCTTGTCGCAGGAGGGCAGACAGGCAATCGTGAAACTACACGTTGAGGGTATAATCAAATACATAGGAGCATGAAAAATCTGATTTTTACTTTAGCCGTGTCCTGCTTGGTGTGCGGCTGTGGGACACAGAGGAAATTGCCGACCACGACAATTCAAGAAACGACCAATAGCAATGTTGAGGTCAAGTATGAGAAAGTGTTTGTGCATGACACAACGTATATCGAGATACCTGCGCAGACAGCCGAAAGGACTACACGGGACAGCACGAGCCACCTTGAAAATGACTTTGCCGTTTCAGATGCCAAAATCAATCCCGATGGCTCACTCTTCCACGAACTCAAAACGAAGCCGCAGAAGAAGCCCGTGCCAGTTGATAAGGAGATTGAGCGCAGGGACAGCGTTGTGTATGTCGATAGGCACGTTGAAGTTCCTGTCCCGGTGGAGCGCAGCCTGACCCCGTGGGAAAGAACCTGCATCAACTGGTTTCCCTATTCAGTTGCTGCCCTGATACTGATGTTGGTATATGTATTCAGGAAGCCGATGCGCAGCCTTATACGAAGATTTATTTAGGTATTAGTTTGAAAACGGGGTAATTTCGCTATCTTTGCACCGTTGTTGTGGAGTTTGCGTAGTGATACGCAATCTTCATTTTGCCCGGCTTGGCTACTCTTGCCGGGCATTTTTATTGCCTCTCGCCAACGAAAATTATTCAGGCAAGGACTTTATCAAATAAGGAAAGTTCGTTGCTCTCGCTCAAAATTCGGAGAAAATAACTATAATTTCCCGTATAACACCCAATCTATCACTCGCCTGTTGGCTTCATCAACCTTTTTGCGGTCGAAATCAATATAAATGTCGGTCACGGTATTGCCGCCATGCCCCAGCGCAGCCGCAATCGTTTCTTTCGGTATTTCGAGGGAGGCGGCAATGGTAGCCCAAGAATGCCTTGCCCAATAGGTCGTAAGTTGAGGAAAGACGGGTTTGCTGTTTTTGTCATTCGCCAGTGTACCGACCTCTTTAAGCGTCTTGTTCAATATCCCGGTATATGAACGGTGGTTCTTGTGCTGGTCGAGGATGTCTATCAGGTGCTCCGTTCCCTTGTACTTGTTGATAATTTCCATTGCCTCTGGCTCTACCTTTATAGAGTACAGGCGGTTGGTCTTGGAGCGGTAAAACTCGACCCTGCCGTTGTTTATAGTGCGCAGCTTGCACAGGTCTATGATGTTGATGCCGATAAGCAGGAAAATCAACCTGAAGATGTCGAGAGCCTTTTCCGTGTGTTCATCTGTCGGGGCGTTGAAGAGTTCCCGGAGTTGTTCAACGGAGAATGAACGTTTCATCGTGGCGACCGGGCGTATCTTGAACCGCCTGAACGGGTACGCCTTTGTTACGCCATCGTCTATTGCCTCATTGAACACGGCACGGATATTCCTAAAATGGACGTTCCGGGCGTTCCGTGAGGGGGATGTTTCACTCAAATAGGTGTCGTAGGCGGTCAGCCATTCACGTGTGATGTCCTCAAATGTGAGTTTGTCGAGGTCAGCGCAAAACTGGTGCATTCGCTTATACGTGTTCATATACACGATACGGGTACTTTCCTTTTTGGTTTCCGCAAACTTCAAGAAACGATGCGTAAACAGCCTTTCCTTGCCATCCTCTTCCCTTTCGGGGGACAACTGGTAAATTATATGGTTCTTGATGTCAAGTGCGCTCATATTGGCTATTTCGCCACTCTCTATCAATTTAAGGAGGAGCGTGTCAATATCAATATGCCGCTTGGCAATGTAATTATTCAGAAAGAGCCTGTTGGGGTGGTTCACGACTTTCCCTGCCTTTTTATCCCACTGGTTCGGGAGTAAAAAGACATTCAGCGAAATGAGAGCCGTTTTTGACTTCTTGTTTATCGCAACTTTGAGCGGTGCGGGCTTTCCATCCTTGACCGCCCTTGTGTCGAGGTATAATTTTGTTCTTGCCATGCTATTTATTGCAGGTATTTTGCAGTTCCTTTTCAGCAAAAGTAATCATAAAGCACCTAAAATGTGCAAGTATTTTGTGGTTTAACCTTTTCGGAAGCCGCCAAAACTGACCACGGAAAAGTCTGTGTTCGTTATCATTCCTTGATAGTCAGCGTATTTCAGCGCACGGGACTAAAAATGCTTTTTTACCGATTTGCTATACTGCAAAGATACGGATATTTATTGAAATGCGGTTGTGGGACGATTGAAAAAGAGTCGTTCGAAACCGTGGTACGAATCTTGCGAGAGGGTAGTGCAGTCAACTAACACTATTTTAGCGTGAAAACAATCGTATCTACATTCGCTTTTTCTCTCGCGTTGTGTGCCGCTGCCGGAGCGACGGCACAGACCAAGAGTGCGGTGACGGCGCCTGCGGCCGATACCGTATTGCTGTCGGAAACCACCGACGGAGACTGCATCGTCCGCAGGTTTCTCGTCAAAAGCCGGAACGATGCCGACTATTCGGTCCGTTACCGGATCAA